GCTCTTTGAACAGGAGGCGGTCTATCATCGCCAGGAGAGGCACCACCTCTTATAGCATATTTCAATTCGTCATGCGTAAACCCTGCACCTTTAGCTCCTGCAGCTTTTCTTCTTTGTACTTCTTTATGAAAGCCTCTTGTATCACCGCCTTTAAAATTGAATGTGCCTACTGCTGCACCTACAGGCTTACCCTCAACCATCTGCCTAGCTGCCATAGTGTACTTACCCATCTTGGATGCTGCTGCAGGACTAGCTGCTAGGAAAGCATTGATAGACTTCTGATCCATAGGTCCGTCATAGCCCAGTGCTGGGAGTATCTTGTTAGTCATTGTCTCAGGCTTGAACCCTGCAAATTTTTTAGCCATTTTTTATTTCCCTATTTGCATCCACACTGATGCGGCAATGAATGTTATTACTGCTACGGTTGACATCTTTACAATAGTTGACCACACACCTCTTCTTGTATCACGCCAAGTTTCTAATAAGTTACGCATTTCAACTATATCTTTACGAGCATCGTCATCATGCAATCCCACCTCACGCAACGCTTCTGTAGCACCACGCTTGGCTGCACGATCTAACATATTTTCTAGTTCTTCTGGTGTTATCATTTCCATGCTGCTGCCGTAAGTTGCATAAGAGTTCCCCCTGGTACAACATTGTATCCAGGGTTGGTTTGAGTACATGTATAAGTTCTGGTGCCTGAGGGTGTTTGTCCATCGTACCAAGCAAAGTGAGCCGAAGCTGACTCCATGTGAATTTGCTCTATGGAGTCTGCATTAGTAACTGTTATTCCAGTTTGGCTAAAGCTGTCCTCAGTAATTCCAGAACCTATTGTCATACCATTAAACTGGCTGCTTACAGAGATAGAAGCAGTGTAATCTACATTAGTTTGTTGAGCCGTAGCTGTTGCATAAGGAGTAGAACTATTATAACCAGTTATTTCATATACATATAAATTTGACCTACCACTACCCCCATTGCCAGAAATATAAACAGTTCCTGATGCGGAAGTTTGTAGATAGTATACTGCAGATGTATATGCTGCTTGCCATATTCCGCTAACTGGAGTAACTGTGTCAACTTTTGCGGCTTGTGTCATGTTTGTACCACCAAGACGCACATATGTATTTCCTGATCCTGCTAACTGAAGTGTAACAACGACTACCTTTGTACCAGAACTAAGATTAATATACCCTAATGGAAAGCCATCAGATGTTGTTGTTGCTCTACCTCTATAGCTTACAGAAGGAGAACTTGCAGAAACTCCACGATACTCACTAAAAGCGTTCTGAGCGTTATTACCTTTACCAATCATAGATCGTATGTCAGAGTCATTGATAGAGCAGAGTGAATTGTTTGCACCACCTGCTTCAACGTGAATTTGATTTAGACTTATTGAACCACTACTGGGGAGAGGCATTACTCACACTCACACTTTTTACACTTACACTGTTCTAGTTCTGCTTTTATTTCTTTTATGGCTTCAATAAGTACACCTACTATGTTACCATATGCTACAGATAAGTACTCACCGTCCTGTACAACCTCTGGCATAACTTGCTGCATCTCTTGAGCTATAACACCTGTGCCACGCTCACCATCTTTGTCATACATAACACCACGCATCTGCGATACTTTGTCTAGCGCACCTTCTATGGTTTCTACATTTTCTTTTAGTCTCTCATCTGAAAACGCTGTAATGTTTCCTGTCGCTACAAACGCACCAGACAAGTTGTTGCCGTTGTTAGACAGGTTACCTAAACCTACTTCTGCAGGGGTGTCAATAGTACAAGTAATAACACCAGTGCTGCTATTATAAGATATACCAGTCCCTGCAGATAAAGCTGATCTAGCAGTATTAGTTATGCCTCCACCAGCAGTAGACAAACTTCCATTCACAGTTAAGTTGCCTGTTATTGTAGCATTCTCATCTACAGTAAGTGTATCTGTTTTTACTGTACCATCAAAATGACCATCCTTAAATTGTAATGCTGATGTACCTAAGTCTAGTGTATTATTAGTCTTGGGTCTTACTTGAGATGCGGTAACAACTAAGTCTTGAGATGGACCAACCTTTTCAATAGGTGCGCCCTCTGCTGCTGTACCATCATGGGTGTGACCAGTGCTGGCATTAAATGCTGACTGAATCTGATTGTACTCATCGTTAAAATCATCAGCGTCAATAACACTTCCTGTAGCTATGTTAGCTGTTGCTTGTCTTGTATAACCTGCCATAATTACTGCCTATCGTTTTGTCTATACTCAAGCACTGCTGTGTCAAGAGTAAAGGTTGGATTTGTTGAGTTATCTGTAATACGCATTGCTATTGTTTTGAAAGAACCAATTACGTTTTCTTTATATATTTGATCTAGCACACCACCAAAGGATGCACCACCATATATAGAATTAGAAGCACCATAAAGAAATACACCAGCCCCTGCTGCTGACGAGGATATTGGTATTGTGTTTGGCTGAACAATACTTGGGTCATTCTTTGAATCAAAGTCTATTTTAAAGTTTAAATCCAAATTCATAGTGCCTGTAGGCTGTGCGTACAAAGTTAACTTGTACATTGTCTTACGTATCTGTGGGTCTGTTATGGGCATAAACGGAGATTCATATATTGACTCTATAGCGCTACCATCAAAAGAATTACCTGAGTCCATTCTATAACAAAAGCCATCATCGTTTGCAAACATAATAGTTTCTTGTGCGCCTGAGTATGTACTGTCTGCTACGTTTACCTTGAGTCCTTTGGTTGTTGACCAAGCTATACCACTACCACCTTGAGCGATAAATTTAGTTGCTATTAAACCTGCTGCGCTTGCTGCTTGCACTGAGGGTATGTATGCAAATAGTCTATACTGAGACTTACCCCTAACTAATACAGAACAGAATGTATCCGTTTGTGCTATAAACTCGTTTGCGTCTTTATAAATAGGATCAGATGCAATGTCAAGAGCAAGGTCACCGATACGGTCAGTAGCACTAAGTAAACGTATACCATCAGGAGATAGGTATGCTATGTCACCACCAAATTCTTGAATACTGTCTGGGTTGATACATCCTATTCTATCTGTTATAGGCTCTAGCCTAAAGTCAGAAGAAGTATTACCTACAAGCTTTTTAATTGTGTCCGTAGTAAAGATGATAAGCTGATCACGAAAGCCTATCATACCTGTTACATCAAAGCCTATGTTTATAGTACCAGCACCATTACCTGTAGCAAAATCATCTACTGTGTTGGGTGCTGTAAAAAATATCTTACTACCTTTGGAATAGAATGCGTGGTTTTTAAATACTGCTACATTCTCTGCACCCTGAACATCTGAGCTATTTGAAGACGTAAGATTTACTGTAGTATTTCCGCTTGCATTGAATATTGTAGGAAAGCTTTTACTGTCTACAAATATAGTCTTATCTTCTTGTGTAAAATTAAAAGATGCATATCTTGCTTTTAGTGTATTTGTAGAGGAGCTTGTACCTATGTGTGACCAAGTAGTTCCTGTTCCATGAAAGTATAATGTTTTGTCAACCTGACTAGAGTGAAATGTACCAAAGGTAAGAACAGTGTTGTCTGCTATTGATTGAGCAGAGTCAAGCACAATATTACTTTGATTTGTTAGTGACGCTACTTTTACAACACCTGATATACCTGCGCCTGTAACAAACATACCAGCTACTATATTAGTAATAAAACTAACCACAACGTTGTCAGCTATAGATACTGCTTTGTCCAGTACAATACTGTTTTGACTAGTTACTGTTTTTACTGTTACAGTACCGCTTATACCAGTGCCACTTATTATCATACCTCTGGTAATAGTTCCACTAAAAACTACACCACTACCAGCGACAGATACTCCTGTTATCGGTCCCTCTGCTAAACCTGTGCCAGCTATTGTAGCTGCTGTTATACCACCAGAACCATCTACTCCAGTTATTGTAATGGTTGCATCATTAGCAGTAGTAGCACCATTTAACTGTGTGCCAACGATAGTAATTGTTTCACTGGCTGTAAAACCTGAACCTGCTGCAGTAATAGCTACGGTATATGTAGTACCTGTTTTAACTACATTGAATGTAGCACTACTACCAGAACCACTATAGCCAGACTGTGTTGGGTTAGTATATGTAACAGCACTAGAGCCGACAGAGGTAACTGTAACAGTTGCGTTGTTTGCTGCAGTTGCGCCACCTAAGTTTGCGCCAAGCACCGTTACTGTTTCGTTAACCTTGAAGCCTGTACCTGCTGCATTTATTGCTGCTGTGTAAGTACCGTTTGTGTTTGTTATATCAAACGTAGCACTTGCACCAGCTAAAGAAGTAGCACCTGTAACTCCTGTAAAAGTACGTATTCTATCTAGTGTTAATGTTGTGCCATTAGTAACAGCGCCATTTACAACTGCTGTGGCTGTGTTGTTATCGAGAGCTACTGCAGTGCCTGAAGATACTGCACCGTTTACTGTAGATGTAGCTGTTTGATATTCTGTTACAGTAGCAGTGTCCATTTTTCTGGCTGTTACAACTCTGCCAGAAGATATAACCTTCATAGCAAGAACATCCCCACCGCCAGGAACTAGTGTCGAACTAAACTTGCTATAGCCTTTTAGCTTACTGTAGCCCCCTTCTCTATCAGACTCAAAGTTCTGTAAAATAGTAGCAGAGCCTACAGCGTTAGTACCCTGTTGTAGTGGAGTGAGGTTAGATATTAACCCTCCCTTGAACTCCATAGGAAATGTCGTCCATTGTACTGGCATTAAAAGTGTACTCTTGTATCTCTTATGTATGGTGTTCTATTTATATTTATAGAACGTAGGTATTTTATTTGTTCTTCAAATTTTCTAAGAGCAACATCTGCTGCTGGTGTGTCGCCTCTAAACTGAAATGCGTAATACATAGCACCATCAACTATGGCAAACCTATACTGCTCTGGTAGGGCAGGAACATCTAGTGCATTCTCTAAGTCATAACCTAGTGTGTAATATTCATATACTATGGTGTAGGCTTTGTCAGGAACAGGGTGACATATAAGTTCTCTGCCTGGAGTTCTTACAATAAACTTAGGGATACCACGTATGTTTGCGTCTGTGTTAAACTCATCATCAGCATACTTTTCTAGCCACTCTTCATATACTAAATTCTTTAACTTTTTTGTACCAACATTTAAGCTATTATCTCTTCTTACACGAAAAGAATCCATATCTATTGTCTTAGCGTCTGTCGGATAAAAGTACTTCATAGTACCTGCATTTAACACCAAGTCTGCTTGTACATGATTCCAAGGCCACTCATACTCTTCTTGGTTAATGTGTCTAACTGCTGAGTTTATAGAATCTTTAGCTAAACTGTAATAGCCTACAGCAGAAGCAAAGTTTGTTTCCGTTAGTGCTACCTCATTTAGTCTTTTATTAACATCATTAACTAAGCCGAGAAAATTATAAGCCATTTATCTGTTCCTAACAGGTAATATCACAGAACGCTCGAATGTTAAACCTTGTGTGGTGTTTATTCGACAAGTGACATTATATCTTAAATTGTTTATTCCTTGAGCGAAACGTGCGGTAGCAACATTTCCAGAAACGGTAGATTGTATAAACTGTATTCCGTTTACAATTAATGCGGTTGTTAGTTGTGTTTTAGTTCCGTTCTCATCATCAATAAAAAATACAGTAGATACTATGGTGTCATCACCTAAAAACCTAGACCAGTCTACGCTGAAGTCCGAAGTTTCATCAGGGTCTTTTTCAGGCCATTTGTAAGACATGTCTTATCCTTAATTAGTTATGTATACTACGTTGTGTCTGTTTACAGGACGTATAACTACGGTTCTACTTTCTTTAGGTATGTATATTGTTCTATCTACATTAAAAGGTAGTATTACTACTGTTCTACCTCTTTCAAACTTATCCGCAATTTCATCAAACGGAAACAACACACCTTCAGCAGTAGTTGTACCTTGTTGTAGTCCTACATTTATGTCGGCTATTGTAAAGTTTGCTAGACCAGTTATACTCGGTACTGTCTGACTAAACAAAGAAGCTGCACCAGTAGGTGTGTGGTTTGCTTTTCCTTGAGCAGTTAGTGAAACAGGAACACCACTTGTAGTTATTGTGTTACCCATACCATTGCCGTGTACAGTACAGTAGTATCTTAGTCCTATACTAGGTGCGTTGCTTGGCACAGTAAACGTTACACTTGCACCAGATTGACCAGGAGTACCACTGCTTGTTACACCATCTGTGTAACTATTGTTACCACTCTTGAATGCTAGTGGATGTCCAGACACAGATGAATCACTAAGATCAAATACGTATGTAGTTCCCCTTACGAGTTGTAGCGTTGGTGTAGTAACTCCATTGAGTACATACTTGTTACCGCCAGAACTTACAACTGTTACAGTAAAATTAGTAGTGCTGTTTACTGTAGTTATGGTATTACCCATACCGTTGCCGTGTACGGTACAGTAATATCTTGCTGGCTGTGTGCCTGATGCTGGTACTACAAGAGTTACTGTTGCTCCTGACTGACCTGCTGTTCCGCTTGTTGTAACTCCTGTAGTAAAAGAGTTACCAGAAGCATCCTTAAACCTAAATGGGTGTCCACTGTTACTGCTGTCACTTACATCAAAGACGTATGTTAGTCCTCTGACCAAGGTTAGTTCAGCAGTAGTGACACCATCTATTGCATACTTATTACCGCCAGATTGTACAACTGTCACTGTGTAGTTATGTGTAGTTGCTCCTGCTGTGTCACCAAATACATTACCAAGTATGCCAGCTTGCGTTGGTAAGTTTGTATTAGCTACACCTGCTACGTTGGGTGCGTTGGCTGTGAATGATGCAGACAAAGAAGTTGCATTAGAGTTTGCTGCACCTGATAACGTTAGAGCAGCTATGCTTGTGGTGCTTGCTACATTAGCACTAGTTATATTTGCTTTTCCGTCAAAGTCAAGCGTACCGTTAGTTGTAGCAGCAGAAACTCCTGTTAATGCAGGTAGATTAACACCACCAGAGAATATAGCTGTACCTAGTAGGGCTTGTGCAGATACAGAAGCAGGTGTGACACCGATAGTGTGTCTAGTTAGCTCTGCTGAGAACGGTGTCTCTGATACTGCAGCAAAGCCAAACATTTATTCAACTTCTGCGATTATATTTGTATAACGTGGATGATCTCCTACACGTCCTTGTCCACTAGATATATTACAAAATGCCCTAGCACGAAACGTTCTTTGCGTAGTTCCTGAATTAGAATATGAATTAAGGCAGTTGTATTGTAAGCGCAAACCATCTGGAACAGCATAGTCATCTGCGTAGTTTAGCCAGTTTGAAACTAATTGACTTGATGTATTACCAGTCGTTGTTTCGTCTACATATAATTGTGTCCAGCCATAAGAAGCACTAGCTCTATCAGACGACCTGCTAAACAATATTGGATTAGACCAAAATATTAAAGTTGAACTTGTAGACTTTGGAGTAATGCTTATACTAGGAAAGTTATAGCTATTATTATAAGCAAACGCTGTTTCAGCCGTTGTTCCATGATTTATAAGAAACTGCAAAATAGCACCATTAGCAAAGGCAGAAGGTATAATGTCCTTGTTTGCATCTAATAAAAAAGGTGAGGCTAAGTTTCGTGCGTTGCTCATGTGTTCCTCCTAACTTAGTAAACAAATTGTAAAGGTACTTTCTGAACCAGCGTGTAATTTACCATTTGTACCAACTATAGTAATTGTATCGTTAGCAGAACAGTTGAATATACCTCCAGAAGCTATCATACCGCCATACGTGCTTCCACTATTGTAACTTTGATCGTAGCCACGAAAAAACCCACTTCCATTTTTTTTGATTTCATACCTAGCTACTTCTCCACTTGACGTATTATCGTCCATCAAAATACTTACAAAAACCCAGTATCTTCCAGCCACAGGGCAAGTCCAAACACCAGTGCTATTATTCCAGTGATTTCCAATATTATGTTGCAGATCATTTAGATAAAGATTTACATTAAGAGATACATACCCAGAAGTACTAATTGGGCGAATTGCCGTACCTGACATTGATGGCTGATAGGGCATTGTCACATTGCCTGATGTATCTATCTGTAATCTGGTAGTACCATTTGTTAAGCCGTGGTTTGTACCAGTGTGTATGTTGACTGTATCTGCACCACCAATATACATAGCCTCTGCACCAGAACCATTAGTATAAGAAGTAATGTAGCCTGTGTCTGTACCAGCAGCTTTAAACTGTATTCCACCATAATTACCACTGTCTACGGTAAGGTTTGTTGTTGTAGAAGTATCAACAGTTAAAGCACCTGTCATGGTATCGCCAGTAGCATTGACGTATCTCGTATCTGCTGCTGTTTGAGTAATTGCATCACCAACGCTAAACGTATTGTATGCAACAACTTCTATCTCATCACCTGCTGCTGCACCTGATGTAAGTGTTACTGCTGATCCATTGCTTGTATAGTCTACTGTTTCATCTAAGAGCAAGCCATTCATAAATACCTGTACAAATCCCTGTGTGTGGGATATAGTAAAGGCTGTCTGTCCTGCAGTAGCTGTAAACGTAGTACTGCTGTAATTGCCAGAACCTATGAGGTTAGCTACATCTCTTGCTCTTGTCATTCGGGGTTGATCTCCGCTAAATGTTTAGCATATGCTGTTTTGATTGCATCTGTGTGTACTTGTGCAGCAATAGCTTTTACATCATCACTTTCGCCTGATGTATCAGAATCTGGTGCTAAAACATGTCGGTGAAATGATCTGCTAATCTCTACACCATCACGCTTGATAACAGTTGCGGTCCTCACCTGTATCATTTTGTAATCACCGACTATCTCTATTTTATCTTGTACTGTTTCTTCTGTTAATGCCATTATTTATCTCCTTATGGTTAATGGACTGACTACCCAGCCTCCGACTGGGGTGTTATGTTGACATATAGTGAAAACGCATAATCATATTAGTATCACTATATAAACTATTATAACGAACAGGACTGTAACCTGAGCTTCCACCAGCACCATAATAAAATCCACAATTTGTGTTTGATGAACCAGAATAAATATAAAAACTATTAGCTGATCCTAATCTATTTCCCCAAACACTACCTATATTATTATTATAATAAGTTGCATTAATTGTAAAAGGTAATCCTGTAAGTGTAACAATACCAGTGCTTGAAACATCGGTAGGATTTGCCAATCTACAACCAGCGGTTACCAATTTACCTATTTTAATATAAAAAGCACTGTTTGCTTGAAGAGTAACACTCCCCGATGCAAAAGCTGGAGTCCAAGTTCCCTCTTCGTAATCTTCTAACTTATTACTAGCCCCAGTTCCACCAAGATTTATACCATCTGAAGCAACAATGTTACCTGAAAAAGTAGCACCAGTTGTATTTGCTAAAGGTATCCAAGCTCCAGCGTGAGAGTAGTAAGCTAATCCAGTATTGTGTACGTGGGCAAACATACCGTGGTAGGTGGATGCGCTGGGTAAGTCTGATACGTTGTTGTATAGGTTTGCGTAGGTAATCTTGTTGGAACCAAAGTCTACATCACCACTAAACGTGCCGCCTGTAGCAGGTACATAGTCGCTGTTAGGTATGTCTGTCTGTAAAGCTGTAATACTAACAATGTCGTTAAGGTTTGCTGCAGACGCTAGTGTAACTGTGTTGCCGTTACTTGTGGAGAAGTCGCTCTCATCCATGAGAATGCCGTTGACAAAGACTTCTATTTGCCCATCGGTAAACCCTAAAGTCTTGCCATCATCGTCAGCACCAGTAAAAGCTGTTTGCCCCTGCGAAGCAGTGTAGTCAAACTTAGCTCTCCCGAAGGATCTAACATCTTTTGGTTCTGTGCCTATGTATGACATTGATATTCCTTACTTAGATTCAGATTCCTTGTCGACCTCTGCTGCTGTCTTAACAACCTTTAGGTCGAACGCTTGTGCTACCTGCTTCTCTTCACCAACAGCTAGTGCTACTGAGTTTGCATTGCAGTGTGCTACAAGAGCAGCAATGATCTCATCCTTGGCTATCCTAGCTCTGTTAGTCAAAGCATTGTCAGCCCAGTCCTGTGGGGATGCTGCTGCATACTCAAGACACTTTAGTTCTGTGTCGGTTAGTGTTACTTTAATCTCTGCCATATTATACTCCTATGGTTTTGTAGGCCAAGTTACATCATCTAAACTGGTTGCAGTCTTTGTTATGTCACGCAAGTCAGTTCTATATTTTTTCTGTGCATCAGTCATAGTTAGGTCACTTGATGCCCACCAGTCTACCTCTGCTAATCTACGGTTACGCTCTTCACGTAGTAGTCTCATGGGTTCTGCTGCTACAAGTTCATCCTTCTTAGCTTTAACTTTATCCCACGTTGTACCGAAGTGCGCTGGGTCTGAGCTTTCTATGGCAGAGCCTCCACTATCTACGCCCATGACCTTGCGGAACATAGTCTCAAACTCTTTCTCAGTTGTTGGCTCTCCACGTAACACCCACTCGTCTACGCCTAGTTTTTTTAATGCTGTTGCTATATCTGTCATTTGTTTATCCTATTTTGTATATCGAAAAGCCAGAGTAAGTTCCACCATGACCATCCGATGTAGCGCCCACTTCCTCAGTTTCTACGTTTATATATTGTCCTGCTGTCGCTGCTACAATTCCGCTACAAGAATATGAATGCCAATAATTTCCATTCATTATTATATATGTTCTAAATTTAGCAGTGCCGTTAAGTTTTATAACCCACGATACAGCACCACTTCCCCCATAAGCCATATTATAATAACTAACATAATAGTCCCCTGCTACTGGAAGAGTAAAACGACCATTACTACCATCAAAAGTTATTCCTACAGGTGTAATATTATTCACAACAGTTGATGCATTTAAATACTGTTCATTAACGGAGTAAGAAATATTATTATTTGAGCTATGGCTAACATGTATTCTAGGTAAGGCAGGGGTATTTACACGACCACCACTATCTATGGTTAACCCAGTAGTACCACCAGTGTTCTGTATCGTATCAACTTTAAGGATAGAACTCATTGAGCTATCTCCATTAATATAAGTGACGACTGTCCAAATGTAGTATCCCCATGATTTACAGTTAGAATTGAACCAGCAGTACCATAGGCTTTACCTTTGACGCTATATGTTGTTGCTGAAGTTGTACTAGGACTATCTATAATATTATTTGAGTATCTAACACAAAGTTCTCCACCGCTATGACCACCATCGTAATGACCTATTTCAAAAGGTCCTGCATTATCTCCAGCAAGTGTCTGTAATTGAGTTGAGCCTCTTAAAATTTCAAAACCAGTGTTATAATAAGTAGTATTTGGATCGTTTACTTTCATACTAATATTAACCATAACAACTATTTTACTGGTGCTGAACTTTGGAGTTATTGCTAAAGAAGCTCCAGTTATTGCTGTAGCACTCTGAGATGAAATAGTTGTTTTAGTATTCCAAGATGTATTAACCAACTGAACAACATGGCCTGGAATAGCCACACCATTACCACTAGTCTTTTCGTTTATGGTGTCTACCTTCAGGATGCTCATTGTGCTACCTCTTCGATAACCATCATCCAATACTTTGGATAACTATCACTATAATCTCCCCAGTAAACTGAATCAGCGGAACTCCACAATCTTACTTCAAGATAAACAAATATATCGCCAGTGTGATTATTATAAGCAGATACTCCATCATTGAGGCAAACGCTATATGTGGCGCTATCAACAGCCGCTAAACTAGATCCTCCATACCCTCCTGCACCCCAACCATTGTAAGGCCCATTTTCAATAAAATCATTGTCGTAGCCACTGGCACTTGAACTGTATGTTCTAGCGTGTTTGACTCTCATACCCCAACCAGAGCTGGTGTTTCCCATGTAAGCATGCATCATGGGAGTGCAAATAATTTTTGAAGTAGCCAGTTTCTTGTTAAAAACCAATATACCTGCATTTCCACTGTATCTAGGGCCGCTGTAACTTGTTCCAGTATTTGGCATCGTTACCCAGGCAGTGGTTCCAGGTTGTTGCAGACGAGCGCCAGAGCCATACCCTGAATTGTAAAGTTCTTTATTTACAACGGAGCCAGATGGCATGTCTTCGTATCTTAGATTATCCGTAACTTCTAATGTCTGACCAGTTGGTATAATAACTTTATTAGCATTACTACCACTAGTTGCCCCTCTAATATTTTCTACTGTTAGTGTTCCGCTAGTAGTATCTAAAGTTTGACCAGAAGGTATAACTATTTTGTTGGCATTACCGCCACTGCTAAGACCTTTGAGGTTTTCTACATGTAAAGTACTCATATGATTGTCAAGTTCCCATTAACTGTAAGCGTTATGTTTGACGCTATTGTTAGAGGTCCATTACAACTAGCATTCTGTGAGCTAGGTATTGTTGTGTCTGTACCCATGCTTTGCTCATTAGTCTGAAACAAAGCGGTCTTTATAGTATTCTGTGTTGTGTCGTATATTGGCGCTCTGATACTAGCTGCAAATGTGCCACCACCTGAAAGTGTGGGTGCATCTGCTACGCTGAATATGTTGTGAGCTATAATAGTAATCTCATCGTCTAGCGCAGCGCCAGTGCCTAACACCACTGTAGTTCCTGTGGTAGCTGTGTAGTCAGCAGGTTGTAACAGTATTCCGTTTTGATATACGTCTACGTTTCCAATAGAGTATACAGCATTAAATGTGGTTTGTCCAGCAGTAGCTGTAAATGTGTGCGCTCTTCTTGTACCTTCGGTTAGTGTCTGTCCTATGTATGCCATGTCTGTGTTCTAACCTAATAAATAAATTGACCAATTTGAATGATAGCCATATATATCACCTTGGTGATAATAAGTAATTGTATCATTAGCAGATGCGTTCATTATGTAACTTGCAGAAATATTATTATCTGGATAACCAGTATCAGCATTTTGGTAACCCATAAGATTATCACCCCAATAAGCACCGTTTCTTCCAACACGACCAATATGTAAGGTAGTTCCAGAGTTGTTAACCCAAATACTTAATTGTATCATATATTTACCTGCTATTGGACAGGTAAAAACACCAGTATTATGATTGAAATGACCCCCCTGATTAAACCATCCTGATTGAGTTGTTCTCCAATCAGGAACCACAGTGTAACTACTGTAATTACGCCACCCAAAGTTTCCATCGGCTTGAAAAGCTGGCTGATTAGGCTTTGTCACATAGCCATCAGCATTTATTGTCATGCGTGGGTCACCCATAGCAACACCACCAGCAGCAGTGCCAAATTCCATTTTAAGACCACCACCACTTCCTTGTGATCTACCTCTTATATAACCTCTAGTGCCACTAGAATTTGTATCAGCATCATCACCAGACAGAATAATTTGACCATAAAGATCATCATTAGCAATAGTGGTGTCTGTTCTATGTAAAGTAACCTGTGAACCTGACGCATTATTGATTGCCAAGTTACCTGTCATGGTATCGCCAGCGGTGTTTACAAACCGTGTTTCACCAGTAGCTAAATCTTTAGATCTACCCATTAGGTAATCTCCAATATACTCATCATTACGTCACAAGAAGAGGCTGCACTTGATGTCACTTTAATGCTATCGCCTGTTTGTAAGACAACCTTTTGATCACCTCCCACAACAACAAGTGAGCCTCCGCTAGGTACGGTAGCCTGTTTAACTAAGAACGTATCATTAGATCCATCGTTGTGTGTTACGTCAACTGTGATAGCTGCAGTAGTTCTGTTAGCACAAGACAAACCAATAACGGTTGTGGCTGTGCTTGCACCCACTGTGTAGCTTCCCACCGTAACTGCTGATGTTCCTATGCTACGTGAAGTTTTTCTAAGAAATGTATTTGCCATATTGCTATCCCAAAGCTATCGCTAGTGCAACAGCAGTTCCTGCTGGCTCAAAGGCTGTGGATGCAGCAACACGTGCATCTGCTCTAGCGTTGGTGAAATATAAGTTAGTAGATCCTTCTGATAAATTATCTGTGTCGTGATTACCAAAAGTAATAATAGATGCTAAGTCGTGATCGTTTGATGCAGGGTCAAGGTGAGCAGCAACACTAGCAGGTAAAGTTATGAATACAAACTTAGTTCCTGCTGAAAAGTTTGTCGCTGATCCACCATTTGAACTGGACAACACTGTAGTTCGTGAGAGAGTATTAGTGCCACTGTATGTGCCTAGCCCTACTTCCCACTCATCTACTCCATTAGCTGTGTGTACAATGGCATAGTAAGTTGTGTCATTAGTAGACATAACTGATGCAAAGGTATCGAAGGTAGCACTAGCTCCTCCAAGAGTTATGTTACTTACGCCTGTGCTGGTAGTAGTTTCACGTACTCGGTCTTTTAGTACTAGTGCCATTTTATTATCCTTACGTTATACGTATAACTGCGTTGGATGCGTCTGCTGTAGGAAAGATTACAGTAAAGTCACCTGCTGTCGATGCCACGTTTGAGCCAAACGAGAATACAGCTATTGCTTTATTACTTGCCGAACTGTTATATATGATAGCCCCAGCAGCCGTTATTGTCAGGTTCGAGAACACTTCATCTGCAAAGTCTACAAATGCCGTAGTTCCCGATAACGTTATTGTAGCGGAATCTAACGTTTGCCCTCCTGCACTATAGTTTGTTCCTGTAGCTTCATCTGAACTACCTGTTACGTCAGAGTAATTAGTTGTAGCTGCACCAAAGTTACCTGTAGGTGATGGCTTTATCAACGCTATCTTCAGCGTGTGTGTGTCTAAATCGTGAACACCCCCAAGTAGCTCTTGCTTGAAGCTGTTGCACATTGCTGTAGTAATAGTACCCATGAGAATGTCCTTATGTTAAATGCACGAAGAGGCCACCGAAGCAGCCTCTAAGTTTATCTTATGATTATGCAACGTTGTAAATAGCTGACACCAATCCTTGTGGGCGTAGAATCTTACGTCCATATAGGTGCATACCACGTACAATGTCTGCAAATGAGTCGGGATCTCTATAGTTCTCAACTTTATTCATTTGCTCTGCAGTTGCTACAGACTCTTGCTGTCCACCTAAGATTACACCGTAGTGTGCATCTTGGGCTAGTGCGCCAGCATGAGTTGGACCATTACCTTTGGCAGGTAGGTTGTTTGAAACGTACACTTGAAAACCGTGAATGTTTCCTGCAACCAATCCATTTTGTAGACCTGACCCACCGAAGTCTGCATTGAGAAGACGTGAGTCTTCGTCTTTTAGCAGTTCCATGAATACTGGATCTACAACCAACCAACGTGAACGTGAGTCAACGTTTTCTGTGTCCATTTGACGTGCCATACGTGCGATGACTGTCAATGGGGATACAGTAGCTGATGATAGTGCAGTTGCACCAGGCAAACGTGTAGCTAGTGGAATAGAGTCACCAGTAGCATATGCTGTTGATGCAGCGTCTGCTGATCCTAGTGCGCCCATATCAGTAGCGTCCAACTGGTTAGCCTTTAAAGATTCACCGTTGATTTCACTTGATGTTGGGTGCTGTGCGTCACCTGAAGATGAAGTAATCAATGCTCCAGATGTGTCATAGCCTGACATGTAGGAAAGAACATCTACGTCAATAGCGTCTGCCATTTTGTAGGCTGCTCTATCTGCAGCTAGACTTACGAAGTCAACATGAGAGAACTGCTCTTCGATGTCATCCATTTTAAAAGCAAAGTAGTTAGCTTTGTCAATGGTGAGTGAGAAATCCTGATCGTCTAACTTCTCTACAGAAATACCTGTGTGACGCTGTAGTGCGTTAACAGTTACGTCTGGTTCTTTTTGGATGCGTACAACGTCACCCTGATTTGCAATTTCACCAAAGTATGAGTTGTTGGTGATTGCACTTACTACAGACGATTTTCGCAGTGCGATTTGCGCCTGTTTGGAGAACATTATCGGACTAAAATTGCCGTTAAAGCCTCCACTTGCTGATGCTATAGCCATAATTAAATCTCCTTTATAGATATGGCGTTGAAGTAACACTACATACCCACGATGAAGAGGCTCTTTGTTTTAGGGTAGTCAGCTATGCTTAGAGACTGCGCTGTCTCTTTGCGCTGGGCCTATACGTAGAGGTAAGTCTTTGTGTGGCTAGTGCTTGATTAAAGCATACACACTAATGCTGTGTATATGCCATAGTTGTATCTACGATGTTAGAAATGTCAACTACTTTCTTGAAACATCGTAAATAAATCTTCCATTACGTTGAGCGTCTAATATTTCTTCTTGTCGCTTTTCGTACTGTTTAATAGACATTGCAGCTACTTCTGATTCACGAATGTATCCTGCTGCTTCATCTGGCTCTGGCGCTGCTGCGCTTTTTGTTTTTACAGAAGATGCTGCTGCTTTTTCTGAAGGTTTAGCTTTGCTTTTAGTATTAATACCTTTATCTATTTTGTAAAGGTCTATTACACGTGCTACAGATTTTGCATCGTCAACATTTTCATACAGAGCATCCTGTACCCACTTAGGTTGTTCTTTAGCCCAGTTATGAAATGTATCGTCTTGACGTATTTCTATAAAGTCAGGATGTATCTTAACAAGTTCTGCTTCTGCTTTTTCTCTTTGTGCATTTACTTTGAGTTCTTCAAACTCAGCCATGCGTTCTTCTAAAGCAGTAGCAGATGCCTTGGCTTTTTTATCAGCAATACTTTCTATAATAGCTGCAACATCTGGATACTCTTTGGTCCAAGCTTCAAGCTCTTCATCTGTTTTAGGTAATACAAGTTCCTGCTTTGCAGCTTTGTTTACCTGTGCTTCTAGTGCTGCTATCTTTGCGTTGAACTCTTCTTCTTTCTTTTGTGAGTGTCTACGCAAATCACCATAACGTTTCTTGAAGTTCTTTTCCTCTGCACCTAAGTCATCTTCTTCTTGTGCTTTGGCTTCTGGTTTTTCTTCTTGTTTGGTATCACTCTCTGCCTGTACTGGTTCAGCTTCAGGCTCTTCGCTACTGGGTTTATCTTCAGTACTTTCTTCATCTGTTATACCTAAAGCTTCTTTCTTCATAGCTAAAAGCTCTTCTTCATCTTGCTTGATACGTTCTTCGTTGGTTAAGTATCCACCTTGACCCATCATTACTCTTGGGATCTTAGGTTTTACCATTGGATGTGGTTTTGCTTCTTCGCTTGTAGCCATTTGTTTTCTCCTTATGTTGGGGTCAGCCGAAGCTGAGTGGCCTTATAGTTATTTGGATTTTTTCTTTTTACTTTTCTTGCTTGCTAGTCCGCCTTTTTCAAAACCTCTAACAACACCTCTGTCCAAGTCTCTTAAAACATTTTCTGTTCTAGCTGCTGCTTTTAGTGATTTGTTTCGCTCTTCTCTTGAAGCACCTCTATCTCTCATATCTTTCATTACTTTTTGAGTATTCTGTCTTGCCTTTTGTACTCTAGGAGACTCTTCTCTTATTGGTTTTGTTGCTGTTCTTGGTGCAGAACGTGAAGATCCTGAGTCTACTGTTGAAGGATCAAACCTTGTTTGACTTCCACCAAACTCTTCTGCTGGATCTATTCCCATACCACCAAAACCACTAGACGCTGGTGGGATAGGATCTTTTGATGACTGTACAAATGGCTCAGAAGTTTCGTTTGTTTCATCTACGCCAGGGGTTGTTCTATCGCTTGCATCTTGCACATCTGGTGTATATGCCTTTGTCATTTTATCTAACTGCTTGTACAGCGCATCAGTTTGTTCTGGAGTTCTAACTTCAGGTGCATTTGGATCATTGCCTGTTATCTTACCCAGCAGAGTAGATATTAAACCAGGCTCATCCCTATTTGCTATTTCAAGTAGCTGATCGTAACGTCTCTTATCTACTTCACTTGTAGCAGGATCATCTCTTCTACGCTCTAACTCTTTTTTAAGTTGTCTAGTCTCATTCCACATGGCAAGTTTTACTGCACCACCAACTATAGGATTTAACACACCTATACCAGCAGCTAATATATTACCTTTCATGCTTTTCTGGTCTTCTATCATTTTAGAAAGTTCTTCCATAGTTAACTCTTTGTAGTTAACAGGAGTTGGCATTAACTCTGGCGATATCCCACCTGCATTGCCATCATCTCCCATATCGGAACCACCTCTACCGCCTACTGGAGGAGTAGGAGCTACAACTGTACCTTCACCTTCTACGGGATAGTAACCTGCAGGTATTTCCATTTGTGGTACACCGTCTATAAAAGTAATAAATATTCTGTGACCAGCATCGTTAACGTACTCACGCATTTCTAGTAGTGGTCCTGTGCCATCTCCATAGTTAGCGTAGGCATTATCCATATCAAAGCCACCCTTTTGATCAGGGGCATAGAAAGGCTCATTAAATTGGTCTTCTCCACCTATAAGATTTGTATCTTCATCAGTAGCAAGTCCTCCCTCATCAAAGCCTAAGTCTTTTCTTAAGTTTTGAACAAATGCTTTGTAAAAGGGTTGTTCTCTATAAGTATATGGAGTGTCTACTTGACCTGCTGATGGGGCTTCTGTTCCAAACTTACGTGCGCCACGTTCTGCAATGTTTCCACCAAACTTTAAGTCTAAATTGTAATTATTACGTGTAGGCTCATCATCATCGTCTTTACGATCAAATAATTCTGCCATCCTTCTATAAATTGCTTCTGCTCTGTTTTTTGGTTTATTTTTTCTGGCTTGAACTCTAGCAGATATGGCTTTAGGCGAGTTGTCTTTTTTATCATCATCTCCAAAAGCTGCTGCCATTATCTGTGAGTGTGTTTTACGTGGGGCAGTTCGTTTAGGAGGTTTTATATTTCTTGCTTGCTTTTCTATTCCTTCATAGTCCTTCATAGACGTACCACCCCTGTTCATTTGCACAGGGGCATCATCATCCATTACTTCTAAGTCTATCTCAGAAAGTTGTATATCCATTATACGGTCTTCTTCAGCATCATCCATAGGTTGTCCACCTATACGTCCATCTTCTGCCATTTGAGCGTAACCATTCTTAGCTTCAGCACGTAAGTCTTCAAACAGTTTAACACCATGAAAATTTACTACGTCAGCAGGTACAACTATTTCCCCCTCACTAAGATTAGTTGGTATATCATCTCGCACATTCTCTGCTGTAGAACCTAGTGGTATGTCATTACCTGATACAGGATCTTGACCTATAGTATTGTCTGGTACATCACCAAAGTTCATTGCCATTTGTTCTTCAAGCGCCATTTACTGTCTCCCTCAATAGCTTGAGCTTTCTAAGTACGTCTATCGCACCCTGCTGTCTGTGTATAACATGCGGTTCATGTGCTGTTTCTAACGCACGTTGCCTTATATGTATTAGTTCATCTATATGCTTTTGAAACTGTTCGTAACATTCTTTATCATTGACCAACTGCTTGAGGTGCATTGCCTGTAAATCCTTGTTCTTCAGGTAGTGGAGCTGTGCCTATACCTACTTGTGAACCTCCACCTCCAGTAGTATCTGCTACACTTTGTGGGCCTTGACCTTCAGGAGAAGCTACACCTTGCTCTGGTGTTGGTGCTGGTGCTTGAAAACCTTTTAGTATCTCAGCCTGTATAGCTGCGTCAGCAATAGAGTTAGTTACCTTGTCAGGATCTAAGTCCATGCTTTTTGCAATCTCACGTATAATATAATCCATCTTAGCAAAGGGTGCAAGCACTGGATTCTGTGCTACCTGTAAGAACTGCATCAAGCGTTGACTACGTACTTCATTAGCCATCAAACTCTCTGTGCCTGACGCATGTACTTCTAAGTCACCCTTTATATCTTCATCAAAGTCAAACTGCATGTTGAATGCAAAGAATGCTTTGCCTAAAGGACGTATAAGATAATCATCCACATTTTTAACAACAGTACGGATAGAGCCGTTAGCAGCAGACATAAGCATAGAGATTCCAGAAGCAGTACGCCCCACTCCTTGAACTCCTGTTTGACCATGTGCAAAAGATGGGAATCCAGTAGACTCATCTGCTAATACTCTCGCTTTATCAAATAGTTGCATGTTTTCTTGTGCTACATTTGGAAACTTTGTACCAAAAATAGCTTGTCCTGGAGCGCCACCCTGTCTTCTAAATATCTTTCCAGGATATACAGATAGGTCTTGACCAGGAACTAAGTTAGTCTCATCTACTTCTATAATAAGATTACCAGACATTGCAGCATTGTCAATAGCCATTCTCATAAAGCCATTCATCAGTGTCTGTGTATCGTCCATGTTCTCAGCAATACCAACACCAAAGAATGAGTATGGATTATGCTCGTATGGCACAGCGTAGTAAGGTATACGTGTAGGCTTAAATGGGTTTAGTACAAAGCGTAGTACTTCGCCGTTGCTTACCCATACATTACAGTTTACCTCATCTAAGTCACTAAGCTCACTGGGTATATCTACACCATGTTCTTCTAATAGTTTTGTATCTACGTATCCCCAGAACTCTAATACCTCCCAACGCTCTGATTTTGGTTGGGTGTCATCGTCTTCCATAGTCATTTCCCAGTACTTTTGTGTATAGTCTGGTCCTTTGTCTATGGCATTCTGCACACCATCATCCATAAAGTATGGACGTGACTTTAGCTTGCGTAGCTGTGTTCGTGACATCTTGTGTCTTTGTACAACATACTCTGCCTCATCCATATCCTTTGCTTCAGGGTCAGGGTAAAAATCCCATATAGAAACATGGTCACACTCTGGTACAGTTTTTACTATGGGGTCATACTCACCATCTTCATTCCAGTTAGGGTATTCTTTGTCTACAGCAAATGCACCCTTCATTACACCTGTGCCTAGAAGTGCCATCTCGAATGCCATACTTCTTAGATGTGTAGTAGCTCCTGACTCTTGTAGCTGATCATGGATCTTCTTTTCCATTTTTTTAGCTGCAACCATAGCAGGATGAAAAGTAACTGTGGTAGCTGTAGTTCCATCACCCTCTATAATTTTTTCAGACACAGGCTCTAGTTTTTTATCCATACCACCTAGTCTTGCCTGAAGATCAATAAGAGTTTCTCCTGGCTTTAGTTCTGTATCACCATCTATCAGATACGGTCTTGGCTGTGGTGAACCCATAGCTGCACTAATAGCAGAAGTTGCTGCCTCTGCTCTAGGGTCTATATTTATATGTACAGATTCTGCTACACCGTCAGGCAACACAGTTGGATTCACAGATAAGGGAAACTTATTGTTGCCAAACAGAACATCTACTATTTGACCATACGCTGCCAGTGTTTTTGTTTTTGTTACCTTTACAAAGATACGAGATTTTTCTGAATCTGTAAATTGAACATCGCTGCTATACAATCCTCTGTAGTTTCGATATGCTCTTAGCCATCTCTGTTCATCAGCATACCTAGAATCTTCAGACCTCTTATATCTTTCTTTTACAAAACTAACTACACTTGCTCTTTCTTTAAATATAGAATCTAGTGCGCCCTCTGCTGCAACAACCTCTGTTGTTTCAAACATTTCTTCCTGTTCAGCCATCATAATCATCCTTGTTAAAACAATCTAGTTGTATATCGTAAAATGGATTGTTCCGAAACTTGTTCCAATTAGAAGCGTCTGCTAATTTAAGACACTCTTCTTTTGTGTACATTTCTTGTGATACATACTGATTGCCTGTATATACCCACTCAGTTCCAGTGTTTCCCCATATACTTATTACTAATACAAAAGCTTTCATCACTTACCTTTCCAAGGACCATTATCAAAATCGTAGGTTTCTTGACATCTAGGACAACAATCAAACTTATCTGTATTATATATTATTGAACACTTAGGACAAGTTACTAACATCTTAATATCCAAATGTTGAATCGCTGGCTTGGAAGCCTGATCGTTGTTTTGCAGGATTGTAATCCCATATGCTGCTACGTGGTCTTGTCATTATACCATATCTTAATGCATCATACAAGTGGTCTTCTGCTTTTGTATCCACATCCTCTGGATTCTTTTTATCCAGTGGTATAGCTGGTATCTGTGCAATAGTATTAACACAGTTGTCCATGAACACTAACATAGGCTTTTCTACAAACTCGTCTACCTTCAGCCGCCTATGTATTTCGTTTTTACCTGCCACACGTGATCCTCTTGACCTATCTGATGGCCTCCACCTGCAACCTTTCATGTTCATTTGTTCAGCTAGTGACGGACCAGTGTCACCACGCTTGTGCCATAACGAGCTATCTAGCACACCGTATCTCATTCCACCGTCTTCTACTTCTGCTTGCAATACTAAGTCTGCTAAATCAGAAGCTGTAACTTTAGATACGTATAACTCTCTGTATACTATAAGCTGTTCATCAGGAGCCATAGTAAACCAAAGCACTCCAGTATAGCTACCATACCCATAATCACAAGCACGAAACCTCGTCCACGACTTAGGAATGTCGAAACGTTCGATGACGTGTTTCGTTCTGTCGAACTCTGGGAACGCTGCTCCTTCGTTGATGTCCCAGTTCCCTTCGAGGAGTTGCTTTCTTTGATGCTCTGGTAGTGATAGGAGCATGGCCTCATAGTCACCCTCTTCAGCGAGGTAGGGATTATCGAAGAGTGACGCAGGAATAAACCTACGCTTAAATAGAGGCTGACCTTCCTTGCTGTGTCCTTTAGGGAACTTAATAACTTTACTTGATTCAATGTCTGTGGCCCAGAAAGATTGACCTGCAGGTGCAGGATCTATAAACATCTTTTTTACCCAAGCATGCCCAGCACCACCTGGGTTTGTTGTAGCTCTCATGTAAAGCCCTAAATCTTTACCGTATGCGCTACGAAGACGTGACCTCATATAATCCCAAGCGTAAGGTGTAGGCCATTGAGTAAGTTCGTCAAATCCAATCCAGTTAAAAGCCTGTCCTTGGTAACGTGTGACATCGGTATCCTTATCCAGATACGACATCCATAACCGTCCACCTTTAGGAGCAATCCACTGAGACTTACGTTCTGACCATTTGATCCCTGGTACTGCACGTGGATATAACTCCTGCGACTTCTGTATTAGTTCTCTTAGTTCCTCAGTTGTGTGTCGTACAAGGAGTCCTGAGAAGTGAGGATTGTTTAAGCCGTGTAGTGGGTCCGCTAGCATGGCGTAAGACTTGCCACCACCTGCTGCCCCTCCATACAATACTTCTCTCTCAGAAGAACTTAGAAAAGTTGTTTGTGGTCCTTCATTAGGCTTAAATACAACTTCCTGCGCTTCTTCAACGTCATACTCAGGTGCTACTACCTGTGCTGGAATCTGGGGGGTTTCGATTTCCACAGGCTTCTGAGTATGCACCGACTCCTTGGGTTTCGAGCTTCTCGATTTCCGAGAGCGTTTCTTCGAGCCACTTGGCAAGCTTGCGTTTAGTGATAGATGCTTTTCTACGTCTTTGCTCAACTTCTATTCTCTTTTTTAGGCCCATATGTGATATGTATCGGCCTGTCTCTTTACTCAGCCATTGTGCTACTGCTCTGTAACTATACTGTCTGAGGTGTTGTTTTGCAAGCTCTAAAGCTTCTAGCTCATGTTCTATGGGTACAAGTAATCTGTCATTGTCAGGATCTAGTTCGTAACCAAATGGTATTTTCTTAGTAAACCTGACAATCTTGTGCCATTGTTTGTTGTGCGTTTTAAGAGGCTTTGGTAATTGCCAAAAGCCTAACTCTCTTTGAGGTATTATTCGTTTGCACCCTCTTTTGGTGGTAAATAAAAAATGCCACCACCACTAGTGACATCTACCTTGTCTACTTTACCAAGACCTGCTCTGTCAAGAACATCCTTGGCTGCTATCATTTTTTCTTTGATACCCAACTGAGTGGGATCTTGCAAAGCGCCCATAAGCGACACAGCAGCTTTCGGGGCAGTCCTAGCAAAGTAAGTCCTAGTTTTTTCAGCGATTTCATCTTTTAGTGCCTCCACTATAGCAGTTGTACTGGAGTTGTCGCCATACCCAGCTAATTTCTTAGCCTGTACAACGTCACCTCCAGCATCATCAAACAGTACGTCCAAGAACCTCTGTTGTCTTTCGGTTAGTGATCTTGCCATTGTGCTAACGTCTGCCACCTCTAGCGCCACCTTTGGCTCTGCCTTTTTTACGCATCTTTAGTGGGTTTGCAACTGTACCGAAGAATCCACCTCTAGCCATACCTTTTGGCTTGCGCTTCATGCCACCTACAGCCATGCCTTTCTTCTTCTTCATACCGCCTACGGCCATACCTTTTTTCTTCTTCTTAGCCATAGCACCTTTAGCCATACCTTTTTTCTTAGCCATACCACCACCGTACATTTTACCTTTGCCATCAGCAGCGTAGAATGGAACTTTTTTACCATTCTTCATAACCATTTTAAGAGCGCCTTTAGCTGCTCCCTTCTTTTTCATAGCCATAGCACCTCTAGCCATTCCTTTTTTCTTCTTAGCCATTGCGCCTTTAGCCATGCCTTTCTTTTTCATCATAGCACCTTTAGCCATGCCTTTTTTCTTTTTAACCATTACGATTCATCCTCGCTGTAAAGATTGTTGAAAACTCGTTGCGTATCCCATACATAGTCTACGTTCTCTTTTGAGTTGTATATATTTTGATTCGGTCTAAAGTCTGGCGCACCTTGTCCAGTTTCAAACCAAGCTGGGTGAGTTACTCTCACTCTATTATTGGGTAACGCAACAATGTTACCAGTATATTCCCCTGCATCTAATAGCTCCAACACGTGTGATTGTTTGTGTTGTGCAGGATCATCTGCTACTTCATTATCTGTATAATCTACAGTAAAGTAATACTTAGCTGGATAGAACTCACCGTCTACTTTGGCTATCCAGGGTGCTGGGGTTGCACGTGTTAGTGTGTACACAGAGTGTGTGTGAGACATACAATCCCAAGGCTGTGCTAAATATGGTGGTAACTCTTCAGGCCATTCATCCAACGGTGTATCAGCTACTAGTGCGGTCAGTGGCATTCTAGCCCACATAGCACCACCATGTACGTTTTCTGAGTCATCATAGTCTGATTCGTATCCAGTGAATAGTACTTGAAAACTCAGTGTTCTGTTAGGCATTGTAGTAACGCCAATTACCATAGCGTGTAGAAAGTCGCCATGATACTCTTCCATGTTCTTTGTGTATTCTCTACGTACCCATGCTTTAAAGTACGGTATACTACTTGTTAGATACGGCATATAAAATCCTTTATGTTAATTTTTTTACTGTAACATAGTTAGATTTTACATTCAACCTATTTTTTCTTTTTGCCGTACTTAGTAAACTTTTTATCTTTGAGTAAAGAGCCTAGCATTTTAGCTTGTTTTCCATGTAGCTTAGAAGCTTTTTCTAAACCCTTTTTTACTTTTTTAACTCGTTTTACATGCATTTGTTTTTCCTATTAAGTAAGTTGGCTTACAGGTTCAGTATCTTTTAAAGAGTCGGGTTTATCTGAAAAAGTTTTACTATCCTTATTATATAGTTTACCACTGTATATGTTTTCTTCCGTGGACAGCCAATTAGAAGACACTTCATCAGGAACCATACCTTCAGGATACTCAGCTACATTAGCTACTAAATTATTACTATCTACTAAAAAATATACGGTCATGCTTTTCTTTTTCTACCTGATGCTGTTACTGACCATTTAACTTTCTTAGGTCCAGTCTTTTTTGATGCTTCTGATTTACTAATTCTACCAGCTACCTTTGCAGGTCTGCAAGCAGGATAGGGTCTGCCCTTGTCTTTCTTGCCAGAGCGTCCACACTTCTTGCCTGTCTTTACGTCACGCCAGTCTTCTTTGAACCACTTAGTTAGTCCACCTGGAGCATAGCCTCTACGACTTTCTAGTACGTGCCTTGACTTTTGCAACTGCTCCTCCCTTATTATAAGTACCTCCACGTGCCTTATACGTCTTTACAAGCCATGCAGACCCATATGCACTAGGCCACGTCTTAAACTTTCTTTTAGCTTCTGACTTTACTTTTGAGTATAGAGCTTTGTTTTTAGGTGTTGCCATTATGCTTTCCTCGATTTAGTACCAGCACACTTCCACTTCTTACGAGACAAACGTAGTGGGCTGTTAGGGTTTCGTGCAGCTTTGGGATGTTTCTTCATTTGTCCAGCGCTTCTTGCACAGTACGAATCACCCTTGCTAGTTCCTGGCCTAATACGCCTACCACCATCTTTAGCTTTACCTGCTTGGCCGTAGCTTATTTTGATCTTACGCCCTGTCTTAGGGTTGGTAGTTGTCTTGGCAAACATCTTGCCTTTTGCTGGTTTAGCCATGTATCACCTATAGTGGATTGCTTGCTAGTTCATCATAGGCTTTCCAGATGTCGTCTACCTCTGTTTGCAGTACATCTAGTTTGTCACCTATGCCATCCGTGATGGTAGTAGCTTTATCAACTTGTGAGCGTAAGTCAAGTAAAACTTTCTGCTGCTCTAGTATTTGTTGCATGTTTGTAGTCAACTGAGCTAGCTTTGAGTTCAGTCCACGCACATCATTGTTTGTAACTGTTTGCTCTACCGTTTGTATTCTACTAGTTACCGTAGCTTCTAGTGTTGTTAGCTGTTGAGTTAACTGTTGCATTTTTGCAACAATGTCATCGTTTAGGGTTGTTTCGACTTCTTGTAATTCATTTGCCGCAAATGTTTTTGCTGCTGTTATATCTCTGTCTGTATCATTGCGTAACTGAGTTAAGCTTTTTTGTAATTCTGAAATTTGCTTTGCGTTTGCGCTGGTTTTACTTAGTGCTGAGTCTATACCTTCTTCTACGCCGTAGAACCTATGAAGTGTATCATAACCCCAATAGACACCGCCTGATACAGCAGATAGAACTGGCAAAGCCACAGCAACCATCCAGCCCTTAACATTAAAGCCTCCTATACTAAACTCCATTGCCATTAGTTTGGCATGGTTCCGTATTCAGCTACATACTCTCCTGCACCAAACAAATCGTCTGCTGATACCATGTCTTCTGTTAGGTAGCCCTGCCAACCAGAGCCAAACCCATCGTTGTCCCAGTTGATTACAAACTCATCAATGCTTTGAGTATATGTTATAGTTGTGTAGTTTCCGACTACAAAGTTGTTAACCTGTGCGTAGCTGTCTATGCTGGCTGTTAAGTCTGCGTTATTAGCAGCAGCCATAAATGCACCAGCTTGTTGTGCGTAGTTCTCTACCTGTGCTACAGCCTGGTTGTATGCGTCAACTTCAGCCTGATCTATGCTATACTGATCTTCGCCTAACATACCCTGTAACGCAGTCTGCTCTGGTGATGTGTCAGCTATTGCAGCAGCTTCCATTACGCCAGTGGCAGTTAGTATCTCTGCAGAAGCATCAGCTAGTAAGTCTATAGCCTCATCCAAGTTATTCATTGCACCCTGATACTCTTGAGTGAATAACTCTGTTGCGGTAGTAGCTGTAGAGTAATCGTGGTTTATTACAAGATCGTGTGCTTCTAGGTATGCGTCTAACTCATCCTGTGTGATAAGTCCGTCATTCATTGCGTCATCTACTATGACACCACCCAGAGCAGTATAACCTACAGCACCTACTGTCATTGTGCCTACGTCTGTTACTCTGTTCTTTATTGCACCCAGAGAGTTAATCAGTGCGTCAATCTTTTCCTGTCCTGTCATTGTCAGGTCTAGGTTGATGTCAACTTCCAGTTCCAGCGTTTGTGGAGGTGGTGGCTGGATTGGTGGGCTTGTTGCGTTTGCTGCTCCTGAAGCGATCACTAACGGACAACTTAGGAGTATTATCTTCCACAACTTCTTCATCTTCGTATTCCTCTCCTACCCTTAATAGAGTATCCCAAAATTCTTTATCCTCGGCGTAGCCTACTACAAATATAGATGGGCTTTCACGATACTTGTTTATAGCATTCTTGCCCATCAACAGTCTGCCAGTACGTGCATCGTTTATAGGGCATGGAGTATTAGCTAACATCATACTCCTAAATACTGTAGGGTCTTGGCACATCACTGAGATAGCCGACACCTGTAATCCCAGCCCACCAACCTGTTGAGGTAACCCAAGTAATCTAGCATTCTTTCTGCGATTACAGTTGGGGTCTTGCTGCATCTCACCTTGAGACAGGCCAATTATATTTAACTGAAGCCCTCTACTCTTCGGGATTAAGCAAGAGTCGTTACCTCCCCCACCCATCATTGTCGGAGAGATACTTGACATTACAGGGCTACTCCCTGGTGATGAACCTGCTCCGTTGTAGTTTATGACTTCGCTAGTATTGTTTGACTCAACTGTAGAATCTTCGTAGTTGTTCGAGAAGTCACCTGTTATATCGTTACCAGTGTCGTTAGTCGTGGTGTTATTTGTAGTTGTGCCATCATCTATCGGTACTTGTTCCTGTGCAGATACTGGATGACAACTGTGTAATAGCAGTATCGCTACACATAAGTTCCGTAGCAGCTTCCGTATGTCCGATAATTGCGAGTGTTTGTGCATCTTGGTTTCTCTGACATACAGTATCCCCCACTCGACACGATGCAGTATAGTTTATAGTTTGACAAGCTGATAATATTCCTAATACGCATAGTTGTATTGATGCGTTTCTTAATGTCAACACTTTATTTACCCTACACCTGGTCTTTTTCTGTCAGGGTCTAGCACTTCGTAACGACTTAGAAAGCCCTCAAGGTACATAGCTCTCTCTACATGGTCTAATGTATAACTTTTTCCGAGTTTAGACTTTAGTGCTTCACGTACATAGAACACATCTGACTTAGGAATGTGAACTCTACGTAGCTTTTTACTGTCTCCGTCTGCTATTGCCTCGTAGAACTCTTCAATAACGTCTTCAGAAGAGTACATATTTACTTTGTTTCTGTACATAGTCCTGCCTAAAAGGTGGTATGTACCATAAACTACGTGTGAGGAGGAGGATTGTGAGGAAGAAAGACACCCAGAATACGGTACATACCTAGTATAACACTATTTATTGGTTATAATTATTGTAGTGTTACTAGATTTAGTATACAGGAGGTTAGTATTACTGTCAAGTTAAACTTTATTTTTGTTATATTATTTATTTATTATTACTTTTTTTAAGTCTAAACACTAAATGTTTAACTATCCTGCTCCTGCTTCGCAGTTATACCCAGAAAATAGGCTGTGTCAAGTGTTTATTTCTGTATATGCGACATTATGTCACCATTCTAAAAACCACTTCTGTGTATTTGTGTATATATACGTACTGGGTAACGGGGGGTGGCGCTCGCAGGGTGGTGCTTTTGACTGGCTATCTTGCAGTATTGGTACTGTTTTGCTTACTAAGTTACTGTTTTTACAACATAAACTAACTGATATATCCTCAATAGACTACAAAAAGGTGTTGTAATTATGCAACTTCTCAGAATGTGATCACAATTTGACAAGGGATGCACAACTAGACCCCATACTTTGTGATCACAAAATACCATACCCCATAAGAACGAATCAGGAACAAACAACTACAAGCAGAACCAAACAGGAACAGCTAAAAAAAGAATCGTTTAATTACAACAACTTATAAAATAATTCAAAAAAACACTTGCTTTCTATGTTGGGGTATGCCCTTAATAGTACATCGAAAAGATAGCGGAAACCGAAAAGCACAAGGTAAGACCTAGCTAGGACTGAAGCACTTAAGTCGACATAGACGGATAATGAAAAGACCCTCTAATAAATACTAACTAAATAAAATACTTGACTAACAAAACTAAATACGAAAGACTGAATACAACACTAACGAAAGATAACTGATACGACACAAACGAATAGACATAATTTTGCAATAGCTCATAGGCGTGAAAGTGAGAATACACTACAAGCCCAGCCAATAGGCAAGCAGACAATAAACGTGGACGCCACTAAGTCTGTACAAGTGTTGACTAACACATAACCACTGAAAAGGTGCTAACCTACTGTATGATTGCAACCTGTATTTTGTGGACACACTAACTGCTAATCTAGGCCAACCTAGACTTTGCTTGACAATGGGTGGATAGTGTGTCTAGCTAAATATAGAGAGGAGTACTACCAATGATATTACTTGACGGACAAAGGTATGAGCGCAACGGATTGTTCGCTACACCTGAAACTATAGATGACTTGACTGATCAGCTTAACAGCCCTGAGCAATGGGTTGCTTATGGTCTAACAACTAACTTTTTACACAATGAGTTCAACAAAGTTCTTGACAACCTACAGAAAGATATAGAAGCTCTAGAGGAAAAGTGTGACGTTTACAGACGTGCATACAATTATGAGAGAGGATTGACGGATAATGACACAACCAGTTAGGAACATACTCAAGATATACCGTATGGCTACCACTGAGGACATAGCTAATGGCGTGGAGTGGTACGATAGAGCCAAGCGGTATGCTGACACTATATCCAAGCAGACTGGAGTGCATCTGCATACAGTAATTGGAGTAATGGCGGCACTATCACCCAACAACAAATGGGAGCGCAACGTTGCAGACTGTGAGCGTATGTGTATGTACTGGATGCATGGCTATGACTTGGACGACTTCAAAGTCTCATGCTACAACACTATGAAGCTCAAGGCTTGGAGCATACTTGCTGACAACTTGACCAGTGACGATGACATATTGACTAGACTCAATGGGCAAAAGATCAGGTCATTCTATTCCAACATACGAGGGCTGGACGAAGTGACTATAGACGGCCATGCCCTTAACATTGCACTAGGCAAGCTTCAAGGCTTGACTACTGACAAGACTAACATGGGCAAAAAAGTCTATGTAGAGATGCAGAAGCATTATGTACGTGCTGCCAAAAGAGTTGACATACCAGCCCACGTATTGCAAGCTATTACTTGGACAACATGGAAGAGAGTACACAAGATATGAAAACTTTAATAGATAAGGTAATTGATCAAATAGTGATAGATGTTAATAAAAAAGATTACACTGCAATAGAGGAGCTATTGAAGGTAATACCAAGAGAAAACCTAATAGGGTTTTTATCAGAAACTTAAACAAACAAAGAGGAGATATTATGTTTGTAATACTAGCAACTAAACCAACTCAGGACGGATGCAAAGGTTTCCGTTTCAACTTCCTTGGCATCAAGGGCATCTACCGCAAGCGTAGCATTATCAGGCGCTGGGGTAGGCAGGAAGGTAATTGTATGCTCAGCTACCACTTTGGCAAGCGTAGCCTTTACATTGAGAAGTCTGCTAACACTAGAACTAGACGCAAGTTCAGACACGTAGCTGGGTGATACTATGCAGAACATGGTAGTAAAAAACAAAGGGCTTGACTTTACTGAATCTCAGTGGGGTCAACTCATAGAGGGCAATGGACTGCTTATCATGTGGTTCATTGAGTGGAACAAAGGTGACAAGCAAGATGCTAATATCTTGGAGTTCTTTGCTCGTAAGTATCAACAGTCTGCTGGCTGTGAGCCTTTTCCATTAGGTGGGAAGGTAGCACTAGACGGTAAGTATGTATCGAGAGGTGATGATGACCTTGAGCCATACTTCCTGATCAATACTAATGAGGGCGTTGGATACGTCTATCCATACGCAATAGTAGCACTGCCTAGAAAATCAGGCGGTCACCATATAGTGAGGATGGACTAATGAAGCTTAACTGTACAATTCAAATGGACAATGATGCGTTTATGGGTATTGATGAAGGAGCGCATCCAACTCTTGAAGTAGCTAGAATACTTCACGGATTGGCCGATAATATGTGTCAGTCTTATCCAGATGACACCTCATGGGATGGATACCTAAGAGACATAAACGGTAACAAAGTTGGTTACTACAAATATGAATCGGATATAGATGTAGAGGAGTGTGACTAATGACTAAAAAATGGAGCTTAGAAAATATGCACACGGTGAAAGACTTAGCCAAGAAACTAAACATAGAGGTGGGCATGAGTACAAGCATGGCAGTCGAGGAGGCTATGACCTACCTTACAATGTCATTCCACAAACGTAACGTGGATAGTATCAAGGCGGCTGAGTTACTCAGGTGGTGGCTCAGTGACTTTCAAGACAAGGAGCTAGAATACTTTGAGATTAGAGTAGACTTAGCCAAACAAGTGAGGAACAGATAATGTATGACTTTGACAATGACCCAAAAAGAATACAAGACAAGCTGTACTGTAGCATGAGCGCACACTTCTTGACTAACGAACTACCAGTCGAGGCTATTGACTGGGATGAAGACAAGATAGAGGAATGGTGTAAGGAAAATGTTTGGCAACCATTCGAGTATTGGGAAGCTTCAGATGTTATGGACTTAATCGAGAGTGCCGCCTGGCATGCTTACAGATTTATGAAAAGCAACTGGAAGGAGTTGAACAATGGCAAAGTATAAAGTGACAGCCACAATGGATGTGGGATACGAAGCTATTATTGAAGCTGATAGTGAAGAGGAAGCATGGGCGATAGCACGTGGTGACAGATTTGAAGAGGCTGACTGGGAAAAGACAGACAACGGACACGACTGGACTTTGGAAAACATTTGGAAGCATGAAGATGCTTGGTATGGAATTAATAGAATAGATGAATAGAGAAGGAGACTAAGGAATGCGTAATATAAAACTAAATGTATCTCGGAGTGTTGAACAGATGTGCATAGCATCATTCAGATCTATGTTTGTTGAGCGCTTGGAAGATGGTGTCGACCTAACACCCAAGTATATAGAGATGCTAGTCAAGGAACACTGTGAGCCATACATGATAGTGACACAAGGTTTTACACATGACCTACTAGCTAATGCACTGGACTACATGGACTGGGAGTACATATCCTATCACATCAACCACCCAGTATATAAGGAGACTAAAGATGGACGGTGAACTAATACTAAGTGACTATGAGAAGGGATACTTACTATCTGTGTATGACTTACAGGCAGTGTACGAGGCCAAGGAGTACATCCAAGAGTATCCAGAAGAAAACTTTTGGTTTATGCAAGTTGTAGGCGACAGGACTTTTGACATGTGTATATACCTATCAGATGAGGACGACATTACCTCAGACAAAGTGTGCGTGGTGTATGAGTGCCACCCCGATGGTACTGGCTGTATGACTACGGACACATCATTCCAATATTATTTAAAGGGTAGAAAGGAGGAAGACTGATGCTACCTGATGAAATGGAAGCTGAGAAAAACAGGAAGCTGTTACTATCTCAGGCTGACAAGATAGAGATACTAGAGAGAAATGTGCGTGACTTGCAACAGAACTTACAAGATGCGTATGTAATAATAAAACATAAACAGCAAAGGATAGATGAACTAACATGCAACCAAGAAACATAAACGCACATCAACGTGTGAAGTATGAGCCTAGCTATCTCAAGCGTGGCAGACAGTGTACACTATTCGGTGTGGACTTTGAGAGCGTAGCACAAGCGGCTAGGTACTGGAAGATTTCATACTCATGGGCTAAAGAACAGATAGATGGTGGACACAACAAGCACAAGCTACCCAGGCGGTACATCCACAAAGGTAAACCAAGAGGACGATGGAGGACTAAGCATGAAGTGGTTAATATTCATAGCACTGACACAAGGTAACTCGTTTACGATAGACGACAGACCTTTTGAGACAGAGGATGATTGCATTGCATACATAAGTAGCATTGACAACGTAGATCATTTAGCTGTAGAAGTTATATCGAGGGCTGGCTTCAATGCCAGACTGACTGAGTTGAGATGTATAACTGAACAAGAGAGGAAGACTTATGAGACTATACAAAAACTCTGAGGGTGTATGGGCAGGTACACAAGCTGACGCACGTAAGATGTGTGGCAAGACTTATAGTACTGTCGATGTACCAACCGACAAGCCTAACCTATTAAAGTTCCTTAACCTCAATCAGGTTGGCTCCTATACTAGTAACGATAAGCAAGATACTATTACAGGAGAGATTGATACTTCAAACAAAAGTGCAATGTCTTGGATACGATGGAGCCACGACTGTATGTGTAGAGGACAGTATGAAGATGCAAAAGAAATGTTAAGAAAAGGATTGGAGCTAGCAAGAGATGGTAAAGAAAGCACCTGAGAAGTTAAATATAGAGGTAACGTTATCTAGTGAGAACTCATGTTACTTAGGTATAAAGGACTACATTATATACGTAGAGGTGAGTCAAGCTACAGAGAATAAACCCCTCGTAAGTTTTTGGAAGAAAGGATGGAAAGATGATAGAGCTATTACTCTCAGTCATTGAGGAACCCAACCAGATACACAAGTATTGTATGTCCAAGCATGATCACTGGACAGGCAGAGCCGCATGTGTACAAGAGCTACGACATGCCCAGCGCAAGCTAGAGGTAGAGAGACTACGACAGTTCTTGAAAGAGAACCCACACTACAAGTACCCAGGCATGGCATTGCCTAACGGAAAGATAAAACCTCTTGACGTTTGCTGGGGATCTGATAAAACTTATTACATAGGAAGTGACAAACAGAAGAGGAGTAAGTGCTGATGTCATATGAAGTATGGTTTGGACAAGACGGTAACTGGTTTGGTTACCACTCATTCAAACACCGCATGGATGCTGTACGCTACGAGCTACGGTATCTTAAAATGTTTCCTAAATTAACTGTTGAGATACGGAGGAGAGAACATGCGAGTTAGTCCCGATGGATGGCGATACAAAGTCACACCCATAGACAGGGTGATCAACGACTGTAGGCGCAGAGCAGACGATGCTTGGTGGGATGGTAACGATGAAGAGGCCAAACTACACGAGCAAGAACAGAAGCTATACGAGAAGGATAAAGAGGAGGGTGTACTTTGGGTTCCGAACTTTTAGCGGCAGCGTTTCCAATTATAATATCAGTGGGCTGGACAATAGGTTTTGTCCTGTTATGGATTGCACATGCAAGAGGAAAGTGACAATGCACAAGATAAGAATGCGCCTTTTGATGATGTCACACATTGGGTGGGTAACCTACCTGACAAGAATAATGATAGTACTAAGCGTACTCTTAAACGTTATTCTTGGTGGCAGACTCAATCAAACATTCTCCGCAAGAAACTGGGAATGGAAACGAAACGGAAGAAATAATCTAGTGCGACTATTGGACACATTGCTAGGCGATGGTCATTGCAGTAGATCATGGGCATACTGGAAGGTAAGGAGGAAATGGTAATGAATATCCCGAAGCATAACTGTACGTTGGAAGAGGTGATAGACTTCTATCGTAACTCAGATGTTTATCGTAGGTTGTCCTCCTCCTCACAAAAAGACTACGATAATCACTTGTCAGCTACACTCACTACTGAGGTAGAGGGCAAGATGCTTCGGGCATATCGCTGTAAGAACCTGAAGGTTCGACACATAACACAAGCATACGAGCAATGGCTGACAGTTGGTACACGTACTGCCAACTACAGACGCAGTGTCCTTTCTGCTGCGTGGAAACATGCCATGCGACATGATGTGTTCATTCACAATCCAATCTCTTTGGTGCAGACCGTCACTGAGAAACCAAGGAGAGTACACTGGACACGTGAACAAGTGTCAATCTTTCTTGACACAGCTTACAGCGACTTTCGCTGGCGTAGCATTGGCTTGATTGTGCATATGGCATACGACTGGGGTCAACGTGTAGGAGATGTTCGACTTCTTACATGGAATAGTTTAGACTTAAACGAATGCAGAATAGATATGACACAAAGCAAACGTAATGCAGAAATACATCTCCCTATATCGCAGGGTTTGTGTACCATGCTACGTCAGCAGAAGGAGGAGTTTGGCTTTCAAGAGTACGTAGTACCAAGAGTGAAGCCTAGAGCAGGAGCATATACACCCTATGACAAAGAAGAAATCTCGTTACATATCAATAAGATCCTGGAAGAAGCTAATCTACCTAAAGAGCTTACGGCTATGGATTTACGTAGGACAGCGGTCACAGAAATGATGGAAGGTGGTGTTGACTTGGCAGGTATTATGCAAGTGACAGGACACCAGAATGCCGCATCAGTCAAGCCTTACATGGTCAACACATTTAGTGGTGCAAGCAAGGCACTAGCGGCAAGAGGTAAGCAAGATGAAGATGCGTGAGTTGATTGACAATCTTAATCTCAAGGATGGCGAGAGACACAGAGGTGACTGCCCTGAGTGCCGAGGTAGAAATACATTCACCGTTGCCAATATATTTGGTGAGATAAAGTACAACTGTTTTAAGTTGGGTTGTAGAGTTGGTGGCATCTACGACACTGGCATGACAGCAGCAGAGATATTCCTACGCATGAGTGAGCAACAGTTTCAACGTGCGTATACAAACATAACGAAAGCGAAGGAGAGTATGGAGATACCTGAATACGTGGTGACACCAAAAGCATCACACACCAAGTACCAACGCTATGTAAGGCGATGGGGCATAGCAATAGGCGACACCATGTATGACGTAAAAGATGAACGTGTTGTCTTTCCTATCAAGTATGATGGTAGGATAATTGATGCAGTGGGTAGAGCAGTTGGTAAGAAGCAACACCCCAAGTGGTATCGCTACACAGGCGAGGCCGATTACTACACCATAGGTATTGGCAAGACACTGGTGATAGTAGAGGATGTAGTGTCTGCTATAGTTGCGGCACAAGAGATACCATACATCACAGCTATGGCTATCCTGGGTACTAGCATGAACCCTAAACACTTTGAGAAGATAGGAGAGTATGACAAGACTATCATAGCTCTTGACCCTGACGCTGTAGGCAAGACAGTTGAGTATCGCAGAGAGATAGAACTGTGGACAGGACGCAAGACAACAGCAATGAATCTTATAGACGACATAAAGTATCGTGAGTTTGAAGATATGGAAAAACTAAAGGAGTTGGTAAATGAAATTAGCAGTAGTGATTGACGTGGACGGTGACATCATGTATGTACCAGAGGGTAAAGTGTTTCCAAACTTTCCAGCACCAAAGGTATTTGACAATATTGCAGACGCAGAAGAGGAACGTGACAAGTGGAACACTGGTATAATTGTTGACCTTGACAATAACAACAAGACTGTGCCTACAATTAGACCGTTCAATGATGAGGAAAGACAGAGAGCGAAAGAGCGAGAGGAGATGAACAGAGATGATGGAACTAGCACTGGTCAAAACTCTACTCAATAGAGAGTTTTATGACAAACACAAGGGTGTGCATTGCCCTGAACGTATATTCAGTAAGGATGTGCGTAAGATAAAGCAAGCGTTGGATACGGCTATGGAGACATACGATGGTGACCTGTCTGTGTCTGACTTACAGGCTGTGTTCAATCGCATGAATGCAAGTATGACTACATCCACAAAGACAGCATATGAAGATTTGTTTAAGCGTATCAACATAGCTGAACCTATCAAAAGTGAGATAGCAAAGGATACATTGTCTCAGTTGTTTCAGCAACACGTAGGTGACCTTGTAGCTAACCTTGGTTTTAATTTTGTGAACGGTACAGAAAATACCCTTGAACCATTGCGTAAAATATTAGAGGAATATAAAGATGACTTTACTCCAAATACACGTATCGAGTGGGATGATCACAGTTTTGATACTGTGCTTGCTTTATCTCAGCAAGAAGCCAGATGGAAAATTAACATCCCTCCCCTGGCTGATAGGGTGGAAGGAATCAGTGGCGGTCATTTCGTTGTGGTTGGTGCTAGACCTAATTCTGGTAAGACTTCTTTTCATTCCTCACTTGTAGCAGCAGAGGGTGGCTTCGCACATCAGGGTGCTAAATGTATATTGCTTACAAACGAAGAAGCATATAATCGTGTAGTGTTACGTTATATAGGTGCATCATCAAAGATGTGTATCAAAGAAGAGCTACCAAGAAATATACCACTGGCTCAAGCTAGATATAAACCTGTGGCTGATAAAATAAAGATTAAAGATTCAACTGGCAAAAACATGGACTGGGTTGAGTCTGTAGTAAAGCAAGAAAGACCTGACATTGTTATACTGGACATGGGAGATAAGTTTGCTACACCGACCACTGATCGCCCAGATATAACTCTTAGAATTGCTGCGATACACGCACGTAACATAGCAAAAGAATATAACTGTGCTGTGTTTTGGATGTCACAATTATCTGCTGAAGCACAAGACAGGGTTGCCCCTAACATGTCAATGCTAGAGGGTAGTAAAACAGGTAAAGCTGCTGAAGCTGACCTAATGATACTAATTGGTATGGCTGCTGAAACAGAGGGTGAAGAGCAAAATAGTATGCGGTATATTAACGTAGCAAAAAATAAACTTACTGGATGGCATGGTAAAATACCAGCTATGCTTGATGTGAAGCGTGGTATATATAAAAGATGAGATTAGTATTAGATGTAGAGAACACCGTCACCAAGCGTGACGATAAGGTTCACCTAGATCCTTTCGAGCCTAGTAATCACTTGGTGCAGGTAGGTATGCTGGATGCCGATGACCCTAAAGCTACCTTCACTATTAAGACACTAGATCACAACGAACTCACAGACTTCACAGGCTTTCAGTCACTTGACATACAGTGGACGCTGGACAATACCAAGCTACTCATTATGCACAACGCACAGCATGACTTGATGTGGCTGTGGGAGTGTGGCTACAAGTATGACGGTGACATCTATGACACCATGCTCGCTGAGTATATACTAGATCGTGGACAGAGAAATGGGCTAAGCTTAGAGGCTTGTGCAGAACGTAGACAACTAGGGGTACAGAAGGATGACACACTCAAGAAATATTTTAAGGAAGGTAAGAACACAAATGAAATACCCTTGCAGGAACTTTGTCATTATCTCAAGCATGACTTGTTTACTACTTGCGAGTTGTTCCATGCCCAAGAGAGAGACTTTTCACTTCCCGAAGCATCTTCCCTTAGTACAATCAAGAGAGTTACCTTTAATACCTGTAAGACCCTCACCGAAATTTATAGGACAGGATTCAAAGTCGATCTTCAAGAGTTGGGGCGAGTAGCAAAGGAGTTTGAGAATGAGAAAGCGGAGATTGAAACAAGGCTGCAAAAGAAAGTCAGGGAACTTATGGGCGACACTCCGATCAACCTACGCTCACCTGAACAGAAGTCGCAAGTCCTCTTCAGCAGAAGGGTACATGACAAAAAAGAATGGTCTGATCTCTTCGAGTTCACATCGACACAAGAAGAGTTTAAGGATGCCGTTAAAGCAAACTCGTCACCGATCTACAGGACTACGGCATACACCTGTCCTACTTGCGAGGGGCAGGGTAAAGTATACCGACTTAAAAAAGATGGAACAAAGTTTGCTAGACCTAATAAATGCAAAGATTGTAATGCGAAAGGATACAAACTAAAAGAGGGCAAGCAAGTAGCAGGGCTACGCTTTACTGCACCCAGTAAGAAGTGGGTCAGTGCCAATGGATTTAACACAGGAAAGGATGAACTAGATGTACTATCTGCAACTGCTAAGAACAATAGAATGGACGAGGCTCTTAGTTTCATTTCTGATCTTAAACGCCATAATGCTGTTAGCTCTTACCTATCTTCTTTTGTCAACGGAATACGTGCCTATACAAAACCCAATGGATTCCTGCACGTTGGACTCACCCAACATATTACAGCTACTGGACGTTTCAGTGGACGCAACCCCAACATGCAGAACATGCCTCGTGGAGGTACATTCCCTGTAAAGAAAGTATTTATATCAAGATTTGACAACGGATTAATTATGGAGGCCGACTTTGCACAACTCGAATTTAGGACAGCAGCGTTCTTGGCACAGGATGAAACAGCGATGGGAGAAATCTCAACTGGTTTCGATGTACATGCTTACACAGCAAAAGTTATTACTGATGCAGGACAACCAACGTCACGTCAAGCAGCTAAAGAACACACGTTCGCTCCGCTTTTTGGAGCAACAGGTTACGGAAGATCAAAAGCAGAAGCAACCTACTACGAACACTTCAACAATAAGTACAAAGGCATAGCCAGGTGGCACAAGAAGTTAGCTGAAGAGGCACTACAATTCCTAAAGATAACAAACGTATCAGGCAGACAGTACGCCTTTCCTGATGTGACAAGACGTAGCAGTGGCACACCAACGCACTTTACTATGATAAAGAATTACCCAGTGCAGGGCTTTGCTACAGGTGATGTAGTACCAGTGATACTTAATGAAATGCATGAACGCTTGCGGCATATGCAGTCGTGTTTGGTTAATACTGTACACGATTCTATGGTGGTTGATGTGCATCCCGATGAGAAAGACCTAGTGCTATCACTGGTGTGGACACTTAACCAAGACTTAAACAAAATTATAGAGGAGACATACGGAATTGAAATGAACGTGCCTATGCTTTTAGAAGCAAAAATAGGAAAAAACTGGCTTGACACAGTTGATATATAGTGTATAACTAAAGCTCTTTAACTCTATGAAAAGGATATAGAATGAGTAATGAACTAGCAATAGCAACAGAGCGTGGTAAATCAATGGCAGAACTAATGGGAGTGTCGTCTGCACCCTCACAGGATCTCATGCCAACGATAGCACGTTTATCACTACAGCAAATGCAGCCTATTATGGGTGAAGTAGAACTCAATGGTAAGAAGATAAAGACCGAGGTAGTACCTATTGGCTCGTTCAAGCTGGATACTGGAGATAAAACAGTATACAGTGAGACTGCCACGGTACGTGTCTTTGCCCAGCGCAAACAACTACAACGCTGGAATAGTGAGACAGAAGAGATGGAAAAGTCTGTGATGGCTAACGACACCAATGGCGACTTGAAAGATAGCATTGGTGGTTTCAACTTAGGCAGACCAGCAGGTTACATCCAAGACTTTGAGTCTTTACCTGAAGAAACCAAACAGCTTATACGTTCAGTGAAGCTTGTTAGTGTTATATATGGCACAGTTACAATGAAGAACCCTATAAACAACGAGGGTACAACTGTGGCTGACATAGAAGACGTGCCATTTGTTATGGACATCAAGAACAACGATAGTAAGAAAAGTATTAATGGTGTGATGAATCACCTTAAAAAGAAAAAATTACTACCTATTATGTCCACAATAGAACTTGAAGGTATTACTGGTACGGTAGCCAGTGGTGCTAAGTTTGGTAAGATAAGTGCTAAATTAGGTACGCCTTGTGAGATAAGTGGCACGGACAATGACACACTCAAAGACTTTATTGAACTAATTGAGTATAACAATGGCAGGATTCTTGACCTACACCATGAACGTGCTAAAGTTGGTACAGATGGTGACACAGAGCTTGTTGAGGCTATTCTCAATAATGACTTTGTTGAGGTTGACGAGTAATGGGCAAAGAGTCTAACCACTGGTATGACAAAACAGGTAAAGCTGCATACACAACTCTGGACTCTAAAGGTAAGGAGCGCAGCACCAATCTAAGGGATGCTAGAAAACACGGATATGTACCGTCTGTTACTACTATCCTTGGTGTTGCGGCCAAGCCCTCACTTGAGAATTGGAAAGTTAACCAAGCCATAAATGCTGCACTTGCATTAGAAAAAAGAAAAGGTGAAACAGACACACAGTTTCTATACAGATGTAAAGAGTACTCAAGAAGTGTGGGTAAAGAAGCAGCAGAAAAGGGTACGATTATCCATGCTATGATAGAGCAAGGCTTTGAGGGTGGAGAAGAAACAAAACCCTATATCAAAATAAAAGAGTACTTGGATAAAAAGTTTCCCAATGAGAAGTGGACTTCAGAGGCTTCGTTCTGTGCTGAAGATGGTTATGGTGGCAAGATAGACTTACATTCTGAGTCGGGTATCTTTGTTGACTTTAAAACAAAAGACAACTTGAGTGGTAAAGAAGGAGCCAGGCTTGTGTTTGATGAGCATGGTATGCAGTTGTCAGCCTATGCCAATGGCTGTGGATTCAATGACCCTGAAAGAGTTTCTATCTTTGTTGACAGAGAAGATCCAGAGTTAATAGTTCCATACAAATGGGACAAAGAAACACACCCTAAACACTTACAGATGTTTAAAAGTTTACTGACATACTGGAAGCTGTTTAAAAACTATGACCCTTCTAAGTGACTACTAGAAGACATAACAAAAAGTTATATCGTAGCGGCCTTGAACAGGAGGCTGCTGCGTTTTTAAAGCTGAGACAAAAGAAGGTAGAGTATGAGAAGATAAAGATAGAGTGGGAGGACTTACGCTATCGCACATACACACCAGACTTTGAATTGGACAACGGAATAATAATAGAAACAAAAGGAATATTTAGTGCAGCCGATAGGCGTAAGCACATAGAGATACAAAGACAGCACCCAAAGTTAGACATTAGATTTGTCTTTAGTAATGCAAAGGCTAGATTATACAAAGGAGCTAAGTCTAGGTACTGTGACTGGTGTGAGCAGAAACAATTTAAGTGGGCGCATCGTGTCATACCTGAAGGGTGGTTGTTAGAGAAAGGCAAGCGGATGAAACATCAGCGTGTCCTAGTTAAAAGGAGATCGTAATGTCTTACGAATTAAAAGATGGTGACGTTGCCATAGTCATAAGCCCTCAGATAAATGAGGATGGTGACTGGGAGGGTATACTCAGAACAGGTATGGTCTTTGGTGAATCTAAAAACCAAACAGCTATGCGTTCTGCAATGGACTATGCTCTTACTATGGCAGCAGCATCAGAAGTACTAGAAGATTATCCTGAGTTGATTGAATACTTTGATGATGCAAGACATAAGATACTAAAAGAAATGTTCCCCGATCAGTATGCACAATCAGAGCTTGAACTCAAGAAGGATAGAGAGTATACAACTGAGGGTAATGTAATTAAATTAACTAAATGGACAAAAACACTGGGTGAAGCATGAGCAAAGACTTAGAAGAAGAATTTAGCATAGACGATATGTTGAATGAATTTGATGATGAAAAGATAGAAGAGGTGGTAAACAGCCCCTATCACTATCGCCAATCAAGTGTCGAGTGTATTGACGCTATACTATCTGCAACGCATGAGATGCGTGAGGGATACCTACAGGGTAACATTATAAAGTATCTATGGAGATACAGGTATAAGAATGGTATGGAGGATCTCAAGAAAGCACAATGGTACTTGAACAAACTAATAGAGGTGTACAAAGAGACTCACAAATGATACGCAGATTTAGTGTGACGTATGTCATGGAGGTAGATGAGGACAACAACTTCTTGTCTGCTCACGAAGAAGGACATACAGAAGACGTACATGATTTAGTAAGCAATGTCATGCATGATGTGGATGATGTTAAGATACAAAACTTGATTGTCAAGGAGAGATAATGACAGACATGACAGACATATACATGGCTGCAACTATACTGTTTTGGTTAGTTGTAATGATTGTATATTTAGTGTGGTATAAAAAATGAAAGGTATACTATGGCCTTTTCTTTTTTGTTTCTTTGTTATTTGTATTTTGCCTGTGCTATTAGTAGACAATGCAAAATACTGTAGACAAAGTATTATACCTTGTTATCCGTGGACGGAGCCAGTAGAATGGAATTAGATGTAAAGAAAGCTGCACTTGAAGAAGCTGAAAAAACATTTGAAGCATTTATACTTTGGTCAAAGAGAGTAACTCTGGTAGCTATATTCTTTTTGTTGCTGGTAGTTTTTAAATGTAACAATGGTGTTGAGACTGGTAAGAATGCTACTGGTTCTAAATATAATGGTGAACAATATAACCCAAGCAACATAAAGGTAAAAAAATGAATAATAAAGTAACGCCTATAGGGTGGGGAAGAACTCTGCTAGGCGCAAAAGATGCGTGGAAAGGTATAATGACTATAAAGAACTCTCCACTACGTAACCTACCACCACAGTTAGGACTGATGGTGTTTTCAATATTAGCTATAATGTGGAGTGGTATCTTTGCAGCTATAATAAATAACCCATACGCATTTGGTATATCTGCAGGGGGACATTTAATAGTAATCTTTGGTATCTTTATTACAGCTATAGTGTATGATAGTGCAGAGAAGTATAGTGCGCCACAAAACTACAACTCACGTGGTATGGGAGGTGAACACGAATGAAGTTTTTAAGACAGATGGCCGATGCAGGATTTAGTCATTGGCTAATTAGAATACCTTTGATGGTTGTGTTCTTTCAGCAGGGCATGGATAAGATGCCTGTTACTGTGGAGGGCGCAGAGTCTTGGGATTTACCCTACCTAGTTTGGTGGATCGTAGCCTATGGTGAAGTAGGTGCTGCGCTGGGCATACTAGTTGGTGGTATTCTAAACTTAGATATAATGAAGTCTTGGATGAAGACTCTAGGGGACATGCTAACACGATTCTCTGGTATAACTATTTGTTGTATTATGACTGGTGTCATTTGGATAGGACAACCAGAAAGTGTTTGGGATGTTTTATTGTATGACAACCTTCATGTCATGTTGTATTTTGGAGGACTATTTTTTGCGTTGAGAGGAAACAGAACATGAGCAATTTATTACCAACAGACTATCAATCATTTATACACCAATCACGCTATGCCAAGTACATTGATGGCAAAGGCCGTGAGTCATGGGCTGAGACAGTAGGACGCTACGTTGACAACGTGGTACGTCCGAAGCTAGGCAACGACTCCTGGGTAAATCAGATAGAGCAAGCCATACTTAACTTAGATGTTATGCCAAGCATGAGAGCTATGATGACTAGTGGTGCTGCGTTGGACAGGGATAACACAGCAGGGTACAACTGTAGCTATCTGCCAGTCGATGACCCTAAGTCTTTCGATGAAGCTATGTTCATACTACTGTGTGGTACTGGTGTTGGCTTCAGTGTGGAGCGTCAGTTCATTCAGCAGCTACCAGAAGTGCCTGAACTATTTGACAGCGAGACTACTGTGGTTGTCAGGGACAGCAAGGAGGGCTGGGCTAAAGCGTACAGACAGATACTTGCACTACTCTGGGCAGGTGAGATACCTAAGTGGAACGTGTCACGTGTGCGTCCACAAGGAGCTAGACTCAAGACGTTTGGTGGCAGAGCCAGTGGTCCTGCACCTCTTGTTGAGTTGTTCAACTTTACTGTACAAACATTCAAGAATGCACAAGGACGCAAACTATCCTCTATGGAGTGCCATGACTTGATGTGTTTCATTGGTCAGATAGTTGTGTCTGGTGGTGTAAGACGTAGTGCTATGATCTCTCTGTCTAACCTTAGTGATGACCGTATGCGTCACGCTAAGTCAGGGCAGTGGTGGGAAACAGCAGCACACAGGGCGTTGGCTAACAACAGTGTGTCCTACACAGAGAAGCCAGACATCGAAACATTCATGCGTGAGTGGACTGCCTTGATAGAAAGTAAGTCAGGAGAGAGAGGTATATTTAATCGTGAAGCATCTAAGAAACAGGCTGCGAAGTATGGTAGGCGTGATCCTAACCACGAGTTCGGGACTAATCCATGCAGTGAAATCATACTTAGACCCTACCAGTTTTGTAATCTTACGGAGGTTGTTGTTCGTGCCACTGATACGATTAAAGACCTGGAGCGTAAAGTCAAACTCGCCACAATACTTGGGACAATCCAAAGCTCGTACACAAAGTTTCCGTACCTGCGAAAAGTGTGGCAACGTAATACGGAAGAAGAGCGTCTGCTTGGTGTGTCTCTGACAGGTATCATGGACAACCAACTAATGACTACAGAAAACCACAAACTTGCAGGAGTGCTAGATGGATTACGAAATGTCGCAGTGGATACTAATGCTGAATACGCTGCTCTGCTTGATATACCTGCTTCTGCTGCTATTACCTGCGTCAAACCTTCGGGTACTGTCTCGCAGTTGGTGGACAGTGCCAGTGGTATACATGCTCGTCACTCTCCATATTACATCCGTACTGTACGAGGTGATAATAAAGATCCCCTTACACAGTTTATGATAGACAAGGGAGTACCTAACGAGCCGTGTGTATTCAAAGCAGACACTACAACTGTGTTTAGCTTTCCAGTACAATCACCTCCGATGGCTATGACACGTGACGATATGACTGCTATTGATCAGCTAGAGACTTGGCTTATGTACCAACGCTACTGGTGTGAGCATAAACCAAGCGTAACAATTTCAGTACGAGATGACGAGTGGCTTGATGTGGGAGCATTCGTTTACAAACACTTTGACGAGATGTCAGGTGTTTCATTCTTACCACACTCAGACCATACTTATCAGCAAGCTCCTTATCAAGATTGCAGCAAGGAAGAGTATGAAGATTTACTCAAGACTATGCCAAAAAAGATTGACTGGAACAGTCTTTCAGAGTATGAACAAGAAGACAACACGAAATCGAGTCAGACATTTGCTTGCTCTGGTGACGTGTGTGAGGTAGTGGATATAACATAGTAAAGGAATAAGATATGACACCCTGGATTTTAATAGCTCTATTTATCTTTGACAATAAGCCAATGGTTATGAGCGATAATATTCTATATCACACAGAAGAGCAGTGTAAAGAAGCAGCACAAGCACGTAGAGACATACTAGAAGCTACAAAACCTAAGTACGATTTTAAGGCAGACTACTGGGTATGGTGCAGTCAGATGCCACAGGAGGTATAGAATGGCTTGTTGTGATCATTGTAATGTAGAGTTAGTTGCAGGATACAAAGGTGCAGGTAACTGGAATCCAACTTATGCAAAAATTCCCTGGAAAATATGTAAGCCTTGTTACAATAATAAATACTTGAATGGCTCTAAGGGATGGAATTTAAAAAATAATCCTAAGAGAATGTACGTGAATGGTAAGTACATACCAAAGTCACACCCACTTTATAAGCCTGGGAAATACAAAACTTTTAGTGATGCAGCCTTTGATGGTACATATAAGTTAGAATCTATTAAAGAGGGGTACGTGTATGCCATAACTAATCCTGCTTGGCCTGAGTGGGTCAAGATAGGAATGGCTATAGATGCTGACGATAGGTGTAATGGTTATCAGACTAGTAGCCCTTTTAGAGACTACAAAGTAGAACACGTAGTTGCGACAAAAAACAGACGTGCTGCTGAAGCAGAGGCACACAAGTTAGCAACTAAAGTAGCAGTAGAAACAAGAGGGGAATGGTTTAGGTTAGATATAGAACAAGCTCAAACTATACTAAATAACATAACCACAGATTTAGAAAAGACAGGCTAATGGATTTGGAACTTGAGGCAAAAGCATTTATGGAATCAAAGCGTAGAGGAAAAATAATCTGCCCTAAGTGTGACACCGAAATGATACAAGGTGGGGATCACGATGCAGAGATAGAGGATGATCCAAACGATTTTATATGTAGCAACTTTAGTTGCAATACTTGTGATACATTCTTACTGTTATACTGGAGATAAAAAAAGGGCCGCTAAATGCGGCCTACTTCTTCTTCTGCATCCTTTATATATTCTGCGTATCGCATAAACAATTCAAGCTCTCTAAAGTTAAGATCCTCTAGTCTTCCAGTAACACCATAGTCTCGCCTTAACATTTGAAGTGCTTGTCTCCTAGTCTCTTTACTAAAGCGTCTGGTTGCTAGGGCTGCTTTGTTTAACACACGTCCCTCATAACCGCTATATCCTCTGTCCATACTCTCTCTTACTCTAGACTTGACATCAGATATTCTTTTCTTGAGCATACCACGTTTAGTCTTTATGTCTGCTTTCTGGAATCTAGGATCGTCTAACAACTGTTGCGTATATGTTTCCAGCATCGGTGCTAGCATACCATTAAAGATTTTATCATAGGCAGGTATGTTAGTTCTTTCGCTAGCTTTCCAGTCAGCCATGTCAGCCATTGAGTATACTGTTTCTGTAGCTGTCTTGCTAGGCTGTATTGTAAGACCAAACATTCTTGCAAAAGGATTTACGTCATAGACCTCTCCTTGTCTAGTAGCTACAGACAACTCCTCACCTGTTATAGCATCCGTCTTATCAACAAACGCTTCTAATATATTGTCTATGTACTTGGTAGCAGTCTGTGTGAATGTATTAATACCATCTGCTTGACGTACATCCTTTGCTGTGTCTGTGCCTGTTGCAAAACCTACAGCTTTGTTTAGTACATCTAGGGGTCTGGTAAACCCTGCTGCAAAGTTTCCTGTAACTTTATATAGACCATCTATAGCTGCTGCTCTCTTGTCTATGTCTACGTTAGTTAACACATCTAGTGCATTATTTATATCGTTAGCAAACTGTGTATCACGTGCAAGCTGACCAACAGCTAACTGTGTACCTATCTCTCTTTGTAAATCTGCTGAGACTTGCTCACCATTTCTCATAGTGTTTAGTACCCTACCTGCAGCAAGCCATAGAGAGAATGGATATGTGTTCTTGGCATCTACAATAGTGCCACCACCTACATCCACCTCATACACATCTAACCCTTGTTCTCTTCTTTCTTCATCAAATTGCATAGACAGAAACAAAGCTGTATTACCTACAGCATAACGAGCAAAGGCATCCAATTCTGTTGCTTCAGGTTCTTTCTTATACAAGATTCTAGCAAACCTAAAAAAGTTTTCTGGTGTAGACAAGAATGACCACTGATAAGCTGTAGCTACAACATTGTTAAAGAACCTACCAAAAGGCAAAAGTGTACCGAAGCCTGGGGTATTAGAAAATGTTTCAGCCATTTTAGCAGCAGTCCTAAGTAGCTCTGGCTGCTCTGTATTTGTGTAGTCTTTTGAATATACAGACTTGAGTGTACCATCAAGCGCACCTTGGATAACTTCTAGTTCAGGCTCATCTCCTGCTATTATAGATTCCCTTAAAGTTTTACCTTTATTGATACGCATGTATTTATCCATCTCAGTCATAAACATCTGAGACTTAGTAAAGCTATCCTGTATACGTACACCAGATATATTGCTTGCTGCGTTAGCACCAGCTTCTATATTTCTAAATATTTTACTTTCAGGATTTATGCCAAATCTATCTGCTTGAACTTCCACACCACCAGACATAGTTTCAAATAGTTTCTTACGTGTTGCTTCATTGTTAGCCTCTGATAAGAATCTCATGTATGAATCATGTGTAGTGTATGGATCTAATAAGTTTCTAAGCTTCTGTGATTGTATCTGTGTGTATGCACGTGCTTGTCTAAATGTTTCTCTAGCAGCAGCAGTATCATATGTTGACTGACTCAAAGCTTTGAAACTTAGCATACCGAAGTTGAACAAGTCAGCCATAGACTGGCCCACATAGTACTGAGCAAAGCCAGCCACGTTAATCATGGTAGTGGCAGGGGATGAAACAAGTAGACGCTTCCACACAGACTGTCCATACTTCAAAGGCTGTGACTTATCCATATTGTCTACCTCTTTGGTAGCCTCTGCTATGTCCTCCTCTAAAGTTTTTCTAGTCTTTGAACCAGCAGCTACAATACCATTGTTAACAATATTTTTTGCTTGTGACAATACATTAAGTACTTTAGCTCCTTCACTAGCACTTTTAGCTACTAAATCTCTTAGGTTAATAAGCTTGGTGTCTGCCATTTCACCTAGTGTCAAAGATGTGTATCTACCCATAGCTTTATTTATGCTTGCAAGATCCTCTTCGGGTAAAAATCTAACGACATTTGTTAGGACATCTGCTGTAAGTTTATTAGAGTGTATCTTCATACCCCTATCATGCATAAGCTTTGCTAGTCCACCCTTACCATCTGCCCCTAGTACTATGTTTTTAAACAAATCGGATGGCATATTAGCTTCATCCAGTTTTAATCCTCTGTCTACCTTTGTGTTCCAATCTTCAACGTCTTTTAGAATTTGCTTAGTAACTTTTTTGCCATCTGTCCTGGATAGTATTGGTGAATTGTTTTTTATAACTGAATTAGCAACATCATCTAGTGTAGTCTCTGGCTCATCTAGTCCTGACACTCCACGAAACTTTCCAAAGCCTAGCTGTGCTGCACCTGCTACACCACCTAACAAAGAAGAGAACGCTGTTTGTGTTTTACTAAACTGTTCCTGCGCCCCAGCTTCCATCAAAGTATTCTGTGCCAGTCCATCTTGTAGCATAGCAAACCCTGCATCTGCTACTAGCGTTTGCTTTACAGCCTTTCTACCTGCTGTTTCAAATAACTGTCTTTGCTGATCTCTCATAGCATCAGTTATAAGAGTTCTACGTCCTTCTTTGGTAACCTGTTGACTAACTTTTTCTGCTGCTTTCTTTGATTGATTCTTAGATAGCCCAGCCTTGGCTGCTCTTCTAGCCGCCTCTAGTCCAGCCTTTTCTGCAGCCTTTTTAATTTGTGCAGATGTTGCGCCCTGTCTAGCTGCTTCTAGTCCTGCTTTCTTTACGGACTCTTGTATAAACTTTTTACCTGCTAGTGTGTATCCACCAGCAAGAAACCTACCAAGACCACCAGTAATTAAACCCACATAGTTTGTTGGGTCTTTAGCAGCAGCAAATATGTAATCCTTTACACCGTCAACAGCACCCATAGCTCCGTCATTCTGAAAGACGTTACCTAGCTGTTCATATATTTGATAAGCTTTACTTGCTCTGTCTTTAGTTCCTTGGTCTGCCTTATTTATAAATCTAAGCTCACCTGTCGTACTAACCGAGTTAGCATTGAAGTATCTCATGTGCTGTACAAAATCTTCTATTACTTCTTCGGCATCTTTGTTTCTATAGCCAACTCCTTTACGATCTATCATGTAAGAACGTATGGGAGTTAGATACTCATACTTCATAAGATCGTCTTTTTTAAGAGTAGTATTTTTGTCTATATAAAAGTCCTCTTGCCTGTCAGCACTAACAGTAGAACCGCCAAACAGTTCTTCCATTGTCCTTTTATTTTCTAGGTAACTTGGCATATTAGTCCTCTAAATCAGGTGTTCCATCAGGATTGTGTGTGTCTCCGTAGAGTACATCCCACTCTTCTTGCGCTGTAACTTTTTTAGTTTTACCTGGTTGTCTAATACCAAACTGATTTACAGCCTCTACCTCTTTGTCTTTAGGTCCACCAGCAGCAGGTCTTGGTTCTACAATAATCTTTTGACCTGTAATAGGATCTAGTTTACCTTTGTATTTTCTATCCCAAGCTTTTACTCCTCCAGCATCTAGGGCATCTTTTATCGTGCCTTTACTTTCTGGCCTTGGTATAGGAGTGAAGTCTGAATCTTCTGAAGGTATCGTTGTTTCTTTAGTTTTTGTATCGGACGTTTGCGTTTGGGTATCTTCCGTCTGTTCGATGACACCTGCTTGTGTTCTTGCTTCGGCTTCATCCATTCCAGTTTTAATTGCTTCTGGGCTACCAAGGTTTTTCTCTCTATCAGATAATTCCTTTTCTGGTTGATTAAAACTTTTTATTAACTCTTCTTCTCCAGCCAAATACTCTTCACCCATAATTCTATTTATTATATCTACGGATGGTTGATGATTAAGCAGTCCAGTCTGACCATATTGATCCACAAGAGTTTGAATTACTGTTCTAGCTCTTTCTTGAATCAGAAACTCTTTAGCGTCTGCTTCCGCATCTATTATTGTTCTACCCAATTCTTTTTGTCTTTTTGCAAAAGCCTCATCATACTTTTCACTTTTTGGATTGATCCTATCTGCAAACTCATTACCAGCACTTCTAATATAAGCTTCTGCTACCTTCCCAGTACCAGCTTCTATTTCTATCTCACTAATAGTTTTTAGGAAATCACCTGCTGTTGCTGGTCCATAAAAGTCTTTGTCAAAAAAGTTAACACCCAAGTTAGGAAATAAAGAATTATATTCTCCTTGTCTTGCAAGCTCATTTACATCAGCTATGGACATCTTACCCATAAACGTTCTGTCTTGTAGGTTTTTCTTTGCCTGACTCATAGCGTTTGTACCAAACATAGAAGCAAGTATATTGCCACTTGTTTCAACTTCGGCTGTTTCAGTTCCAGGCATTAAGGCAGCACCATATTGTATGTCAGCCATCTCTTGAAGACTCATGTCCACAAATTTAGGGTTCACTTCAAATATTTCTGGCATACCTATAATCTGTTCTACATCAGCAGGGCCAAGTGTTTTCATACCTGTTTGATTTACTGCAGCTAGTAGTTTATCATAGAAAGTTTTTATACCGAGCGCACCAGAACCCATAGCAGCCATGACTTGCTCCTTAGTAGCACCAAGTGCCATAGCTTTTTGAGCTAAAGATCCATACTCACCTGCTAAAAGTCTTCTCTTAGCTATCTCTCTTTTATTTTCTCTAGCTAGCTCTTCCTGCTCTTCTTCATACTCTTCGCCTCTCAGTCTTCTTTTTCTGATACCCTCTGTCTGCTTGTCCAGAAAGGCTGCTCCAAAAGCTTTCCAATCAAATTCCATATTCTTAACCTTTCGCCATCAAGCCTTTAGGCTTCTCTTCTGGTATGTCCTCTGGTGTGTCTTCTTCCTCTGGTTGTTTTTCAACCAACTCACTTAACATTCTCTTTCCTGGGTCTGTGCCATCATCAGGATTATCACTTAGGTATGAACCTACTATAGCTTGGAAACGTTGTAGCTCTCTTTCTTCAGCTTCTTTCTGATAGTCCTTACCATCATCCTTAACCTCTACTCCCATACTTGTAATGGCTTGTTTCAAGAACTCATGTATGACTGGCTTGACTAGCATACCCACGTCCACTGAGTGAATACCACTCATAGTTGATGCACTTACAATAGTATTTACTATAGGCTTGAGGGACAGCCCTGCCTCACAACAAGCAGCAAGATCATCTATAACATCTTGGTTAGCCATGCCCTCTATGTAATAAGCAACAGCATCCTCTACGCTAGAGATTTCTGCTGGCTGTTCCCAAGGATTATTCTTAGGTTCACCTGTCAAAGACTGGCCTGGAATTGGTTGATCAAATATAGCTATTGTCTTCATTTTGTTATCCTACTTAGTAAATCCTGCACCAAAGTATAAGCCTACAATAGCTGACACAATGTGTGTATCTAGTGGTGTTATTACAAATCCTTCAGCATACTGCCACTTGACTACCTCTTGGCCTGGCCCAAAGATAAAATCTAAGAAGCCTACCTGTATCTCAGTGTAGCCTACGTATACGCCTACTTCAGGGTAGAACACAGCAACCAGCTTTGGCAACACTATTATAGCAAAGACTGCAGATAATGCAATAAGTCTTCTTGTCCATGCAAAGTGTTTATCGTTCTTTCCTGCGTTACGTGCGTCAGCTACAAAGCTTGCGTTTGCGTTGGCACGTTCCATGAGCATCTTGTTCTGCTCTTGTTTCATCTTCATGCTCTGCCCCCATATGGACATCACTCCACCTAGTACGGTAGAGCCAAGCATTGTTATTAGTTCTAGTGGTAGTCCAAACATTATCTATCCTAGCATATCATCTTTTGTAAATATTTCTGTTATTGCTTCTGAATACTCATCTCCCCCAGTACCAAAAGCGTCAGTTCCTACTACGCTTGTAGTCAACCATTCAAGTGCAGCTTCTGCGCCTTGATTGTGTGCATAACCTAAAACAGCAAGTTGATTTGCTTGATCCATTGCTCTATATTTTGCAGAGTTTTTAGTTAATTCACTATGATTAAATTCTGTAAGCTGTCTAAAAGCTTTTTCCTGTAGTTCACTATCTCCTCTATAATCAGCACGATTAGAAGGGTGATTTAGTTTAACTTTTTCTGCAGCAGTAAACACATCTACCATGTTGCCATCTGCATCTTCTACCCTTCTATTTTTTATGGTGTCCTTGGCATCTTTACCTAGTTGATATTTTCCATCATATGCGTTGTTAAAGCCACCTATTGCTGCATAAGGTTCAGCCTCACCACCACTTTCTATTTTTGCTATAGGTGCTTTTATTATTTCAAACAGTCCATCTTGCAAAGGTGTTACTGTAGCTGTAGAGTCTTTACCTTCTTTGTTATTAAATCTATTATTCTTTAATGCCTTTTCAGTAGCTTCATCAACTGGTTGCCCTGCTGCTGCAGTTACTGGTAGACCTGCTGTTGCCTGAAACTTTCTTAGTTGTCTGGCTGTTCCTCTACCTAATTTACCATCTACTGTTAGATCACCAATAAGTGTTGTGTATCCTAGATCATTCAATCTTTTCTGAACCTTTTTTACCGATTCATAAGCTACACGATCAGATTCAACATCTGATGTATCAAAGTCATCCTCAACAATATTTGTTTTTGACATAAGTCCTCTGACCATTTGCGGCACATCATCATATCCTGTTACAGATTGTGCGTCTTCGCCTAGCTCTGGTTCAAATATACGTTGATCCATAGGTACACCAGACTGAGAGAACTTTGCGTCTGGGTCTACGCTATCAACAAGATCTTTTACTCTTTCTATTTCTTGAGGTGGTGGTATAATAAGAGTTTCACCTGTATATATACGATCTTTGTCTTCTATTTTATTTATCTTTACTAAGTCATCTACAGTAACACCTTCCCTTTGAGCAATCTCAGATAGAGTATCTCCTCTTTTTATGGTGTACTCTTTGCCACCTAGTCCTCTTTCTTTTAAGAAAGTATTGACAGCATTCTTAACTAAGTTTTTATTAGCGCTAGAAGGTGGTATTTCATCATACGTACTACCGTAAGCCGTATAAACAAGGGGTGGCGCTTTACTATAATCCACTGCGTCCCTTATTCTGGCATCCATTGCTGCAACATCTATAGGTATGTTGTCACGCACTTCTTTCATAGTCATAAAGGGGTACGAACTTACTATCCTACCTTCATAAGGTTTAAACATTGGCCCTTTATATACAGCCTTACCATCTACTTTTACTTCCTTTGGATCTTCTGCACCAAATGATTTCATTAAGTCAATAAATTTATTTTTTACTTTTTCTATATTGGATGGATCTGCAGGTTTACTTGGTGTAGGCGTAGGAACTTCATCATATGTACTACCTCGTTCAAAAGGTCTTGACACTGGTTTAGCGCCTATGCCTTTTGTAGGGCTACCACCAAAACGTTCTGCAGGGTCTGCTCCCATACCACTAAAACCACTAGACCTAGATGGTTTAGGGTCTGTCCTTTTAGTAGATGGACGTGACCTACCATACTGATCATACATTTGTTTTTGTGAAAACTTTGGATCGTACATTGTTATACCCTTATAATTTGATTGGTAGGTACTTGCCGATAATATAAGCGGCTGCGCCTGTAACAAGCTCACCAACAAAACTACCAGCAGCAGTTTCAAGAAGATTATTTGCATCTCCACTTGCGTCTATTTGTGCCTCTGCTAATTTTGTTATTCTGTCTCTTTCGCTTTCGCCAGACTGCCATGCCCATGCTAACAGATCACGCTCACGTTGTATAGCATTATTATACATTGTAGATGTAAGATTGTTTGCAACTAGTGCTGCATCTCTGTTTGCTTGGTTAGCTGCTGCATTAGCTGCTGTAGTAATAGCTTGCGCCCATGCAGCGTTTGCTTGTGCAACTATTAAGTGATTCTGTGCATTGAACTGGTCACGTGCATTATTCTGTGCAGCGTTAAATTGAGAAATAGCATTGACCTCTCCAGCATTGAAACGGTTGATAGCATTAATCTGCTCTGCGTTAAACCTTTGTACCTGTGAACCTAGTCCTGCAAAGAACTGGTCTGTTTGATTTTGGGATGTAGCATTAAATTGCAGTGCGGCATTTATTGCAGCAGAATCGCTTAGTATAGACTGAGAAGTTTCTTGAGCTTTAAGAACCTGCATCTGCTGTTCATTGCTTAAATTAGACAAGTCCATTTGTAAGAAAGACTTAGCATTCTGTACATTAGCAGCCTGTCTGTTGTTTAAGTTAGCTAAATCTATCTGTGATAGTAAAGCAGCATCTGCCATAACTTTTGCTTGTCTGTTATCTAAGTTAGCTAAGTCTACAGTCTGCGCCATCCTAGCATTCTCTAGTGCTATCTGTTGTTCTGCACTAAAGTTTATGTTTGCTATCTCAGATATACGTGCTGCATTTCTTACTTTTGTTTGGAACTCTTGATCAAACTCCATGCCTAAGAAGGTGGCACGTTGTTCAGCATTAAGTAAAGCTACTTCCTGTTTGTTGGATGCATCTATCTGTGCGATAGGTAGTGCTGCTTCCATACCTGCCTGTACAATAGCCATACCTGCCATACTAGAAGCTGACAATCCACGTGCAGCCATTGCTGCTGCTGCATTACGCATAGCACCTGCTGCCCATGAGGGTGGATTACCACCTTGAAAGTCCTGCATCAAAGTATCTAGCTCAGTCTTTACAGATGCAGCTTCGTTCTTTGCTATAGTAGAATCTACTCTTCCCTGATCTACAGTAGAGCCAGATATTAGTTGATCTTGTGTTACCTTCAATGGGTCAGGAGCATCTACTGTTTGCGGCTGTCCTATTTGTGCAGCTTGTAGTTGTAATGCTGCTGCTGTTAATGGGTTCATTTGTGCAGGGTCAACAATAGAATCAGGACTTAATTGTCCTTGGGCAGCTAAATAGTTTTGTAAAGCTGTTTGTAAGGCTTGCTGCGATTCGTATGCCTGATACTGCGCTGGTGTCATAGCAGCAATTTCTTCTGCTGTTGCAGTTTGTCCTGCTATTGCAGCCAGTGCTTGTGCTGCTGGTCCTGCTTGACC